GGTTTGAACACACTTACAGGTCTACCACCTGGCATTCCACAGTTGGGTTCTTTCTCGTGTGTTGCAAATTCTTTCTTCTTCCCTTAGTACGGGATGTCTTCCTCAGCACCGTCATCAACATCAAGATCTGGAACGCCTTTTTTGCGATCTTCAATCAAGCGTTGTAGGCGGCTACCTTCCCATTCCAAGTTTTTCATGATTTTTTCTTGCAAGCGGTTTTTACTGTTTCCATCGTCATACACACCTTCAATGAACAGATTGTCCCAAGCTTGTAAGTAATGTTCATCAGAGACCACAGCTGGTTCCCATACAAAACACTTCAGCGGTGATTTCGCTGGAGCAACGTTAATAGGTGTGTTATTTGTAGGATCTTCTGGATCTTCCTGAATTGGAGCTGTGAAGTTCCATCCAGAATCACGAGTTTTCAGACGTGCATATGTTTTAGTACCATCGGCTGATTTTTCATGATAGATTCGAGATTTGTACGCGCCACCCAGGAATTGGGTAATGACAGCACCTTTCTCGTTCACATAATTCAAACAACGCATCAAAGGCAGGAAGTTACCTTTCGCCGACGTGCTTTTGTTCACTGTGACTGGAATTCGAGGATGTGTTATTTTGCCATTATTGTCAATGTTATGGCGCTTACTCACGATTTCGAACGTCAATTGACATTCCCGAGCATCTTTGTATTCAGGGTTTCTGCTTTTCTGCAGTCCGAATTCAATATACTCCACAAACCGTGCCAAACACGCGCCATCGGCTGGCAATTTCGCAGCACCTTGTGACGGTTTTGTATGATCTTCACCTGCTTTTCGCATGTCTTCATTCATTCTTGCAATATCTTCTGCGGTTTGCGCACTCATTCTATTCTCCTTCGTTCATGTTGTTATTAAGTATAAGAACGCCAATGACAATACCTATTGAAATAAGTACCATAATAATAGCGTCAAATTCATCTTGTGATAGCTCCATGCTACCTCCTATTTGTTTATTACTGTGTCTGGCAAGCCGTTTAAAAAGTCTAATGCGTAGTCTCTTTCGTCTCCACGCTCGTCGGCAATTCTTGCTGTGTCCGATACCAGTCTATCAAACGCTGTGTCTGAGACTGTGTTTTCTGGACTTTCCGTTTTTTCATCATTTCCTTTAGTCGCGGAGACGGTTCCACTTTCGGGCACTCTCTGCTTACTACAACTACTGGACTTTCTGTGGCGCAACTGCAAACGAGCAAGCTCAGCACCAAGATTAATATTTTCTTTTTGACTTTCATTCCATTTCCCCTCAAGGCTCTCGGCTAGTTCTAACTGTGTTTTGGTACTTTTACGGAGTTCATCCGCTGCTTTTTCTTTCTCTTTTACACTGTCTTTCTTAATGGTTTCAAGTTGAAATTTTAGAATCGCCGCATGTCTGTTCCCGAGTTTATATCCAACACTGAATATTAAAGCAACCAGGATAATGCAAACCGATTCTTTTATCCCTATCATACTCCAATTTTTTCAGACGTTGCAAACGTTAAATACGTAACGATAGCCGCGCATGTTGCTTGAATGGCTGTAACCCATACTTTCAAAGCAATTGCCGCTGGTGGCGAAATAATAGTTAGGATTGGTATAAGAACCAATAACACACCAACTTTCACTTGTACCATTTTCCATAAGGCTGGGTTTTTAACGCACTCACCTTTTTGAATAACTTTAAATAATCTTCTCCACATCTTTCTGTTCCTCTTTCTCAAATTTATGTATACTGGTCATGCTATACAAGTCATTCCCAATCTCTGCGTCAACTCTAAAGTGGACTGGTAATTCTATGCCATACCCTTCAGCATAAAACACGTGGACGCTCTCCATTATTGTTGTTATATCCTTACAATACTCTAACAATCTTTCTTTTTTACCATCCCAAATAACGCAGTCATGAACAGTGTTAACTAGTAATAATTCTTCTTTTACTTCGTCTGGTAGTTTAATCCACCATCTGAATAATCTTCCCAATACTGTCTGCACGATTTCCCCACCCGTACCTTGTACTGGGTAGTTCTTTCTTTCCGTTGGACTAAATCCTGTAACGATTCCGTCTCTTTTCATAAACTCTGGCGCTTCATGTTGTATCCACGAGAATATAGTTCCAAACGGACTTTGCCATGAGCTTTTCTTTGTTTTAACTATCTTCCCATCAACGATAATCTTTGAACCCCCTGTGTACGTCATGTTCTGGTTTATTTCAGCTTTCAGCCAATTATCGAACATTTTAACGCCTGGGTATAATATATCTTCGTTCTGGATTAAAGTTTTGACGGTGTCTAGTGGGAGTTTAGTTTGATCTACAATAGCAGTGGCGCCTGCACCAAATGCTCTTGCGAATGAGAAGTTCTTTGCTTTAACGCGGATTTCAGCTGTTTCTGGATCACCAGATAAGTATCTATTCAATACTGTCTCGTACTCCTCTCCTAACATCATACTTAATCTACGACAGTGGAAGTCAATCTCGTCCCAGATGTCTTTGATAAGGTTCTCATCGTTCGTGATAATAGCTTGTACGAGGATTTCAAGTTGTTTATAGTCAATACCTAACATCATTCCTTCTGAGCCAAATCTGCTCGTGAAGAATTGTTTAACTTTTGAGGTTCCCTGTCTTGGGATGTTTTGCATGTTTGGATCTGTACTACTCATTCTACCTGTTACTGTGTTTATATGACACAGTTTATGGTGGATTAAGCCGTCTCTAACTAGTGTAAGCATACCTTTCCGTACACCTTTCTCATCTTCGACCCAGTAGTATGTTCCTAAATCTTTTGTACTTGATACATAGTCTTGTAAGCTTTTACAAAATGGAATATCCATCTTTGCCACTTCTTCCATAACCTTTGAACCCGTACTGTAAATTGGCTCACCATCTGCGTCTGTATTCTTTACTTCCCATTCTGGGCGAGGTTCAATCTGTCTTGGCATATCAAACGCGTACTTCTGTTTACAACCTTTCGGTTTCTCCAGATTATCCACTTTAACGTTCCTAAACTTTCCGAGTCCTTGCTGTTTCCCAGATTTATACTTGTCTTGTTGTAACCAATAATCACCTGATGCGCCTTTTATTGCACCTGGTTTACCTTTTTCACATTTTAGATACCAGAGTCCTCCAACCTCTTTCATACCCGTAGATTGTGGGTTCACAGGTGTGTCTTGTATTAAAGGCCATTTCTCCGTTTTCTTTGGATAAATGTTTCCACCATTCTCATCAAGGTGTGGTGTCCACTTCTCATACGGAATAGCTCCTCCAAACAGAGTACAGCTTTTATGTGTCGGACTTCCCCAATTGAAGTTCAACTCTTCTGGCATTTCTGGCAAGAAGCTGTTTAAATGCTCCAAGCTTTTCTCGATCGTGTCTAATTGTTCTTGTCTTAATGGTTCAGCTAGGTCTTCATTAATGAATAATCCATTCCATTCCATTTCCGTACTTGCTAAGAGTCCATCCATTCTGTTCCCAACCATTACTAAGAATGCTTCTGGGTTTGGAAGTTCTTTTATCTTTTTCATTTGAGCTTTGAATACTCTGTACGTGCTGTTTATATCACCTTCAACATCATCCTTTTCAGAACCAAGTAAGTACGCCGTAAGTGTGTCTTCTGGTATTTCATTCGTCTGAACACCTTGTTTCCAAAGTTCTTTGATAACGTCTAACTTACCCGTACCACCGTACTTAATAGCTGTATCTGCCAGGTTTACCATGTGCACGTCTTTTGTCATACCATGCAACAGGTACTCCACGTATTGGCAGTCGTATATCCTGCCGCCATCTTGTAAAAACTTTATCCACGCAGGATCTTTCCAGAACCAAAGCATATCGAATTTAATGTTGAATCCAATGATTACACTGACCTTCTCTAAGTCAGGTAATACTGATTCTTTATGCTTCTCTTTCCAGTACTTTCCTTCACACTTCCCTGCTCCGTATTTCCAACCAGACATTACTACCCAGTTCCTACTATCGAACGGATTTGCTACGCGTTTCTCACTTTTAAAGATCGTCGTTTCTAAGTCAAGTGTAAGAGTTCTTCCAGGTTTTTTTGCGTTCAGTCCGAGTAGATTCATTCTTGCTTCCCCTCCTTTCCCTTCACTCTTTCTTCTGTAACAGCTAAGAACTCACCTATACTTTCAAAGTGTTCTTTATCACCCGCTTCGTTATACAAGAAATATCCGTGCGCTGCTAGGAATGCGCATCCAAGGTCTCTAGCGCGTTGGTTTGCTTCTTGTCTTGGAGTTTTCTTTACTGGTTTTTTCTTCTTTAATTCAGGTGTCTGAGTTTCTCTGAATTTTTTCATTCTTGGTAAAAGGCTCTGTCCATGTTTATTGTAACCATTGCTTTTAATGGTGGTGAGCCTTCCCTGCGGAGTTTATTCTTTGGTACTGATATATATCTTACATTTTCATTCCCCTCTAATAAATCGTGTCCAATAACTAAAATCGTATCTGTAGCACCTTGCTTACCTGTTCTGCTATCTTTCAGGAAGTTTTCACTTGGAAATGGTACTCCATGACCTGGGTCACTAATCTGGGATGTTTTAACTGTTATACAATCGAACTCTGTAGCACGTTCTCGTACCCAGATATATAAATGTTCAAGCACTTCATCTGTTCTGTCAGTCTTTCTGCTGCGTGCATATCTAACGTTATCCGCCATATCAAACACAATCATTGCAATCTTATACTTCGCACTAATACGCTTCAACTTCAAGCTTATGTCAGAGGTACTTTGCCCATGCACATCATAAATTTGTATCTTATGCTCGCCACCGATTGCTTTCGCATAATTCTTATTCACAGTTCCATCTAATTGCATCTGAGACAATTGACTTTCCGTTATCCGCATACTACTCTGTACTACACGGCGCAAAATTCTTTTCTTTGGTCCTTCATTATTTAACCATACTATAACTCCAGTCTCATCCGTTTGTTTTGCGATACAGCAAGCTAACTGTGCTAAGAATGTTGTCTTCCCTTTGTCTGGTCTGGCTGCAACGATTAAATCATCACCACCCTGTAATTCGCGTAGATGTTCATTCAACACGTCCAAGTGCCATTTAAAGCCTGTTTTTTCTTCTGTGTTTGTATTCACTAATTCATCGATTAATGCAAACGCATCTTCATCTGAGTGTAATTCAATGCCTTGCTCCGCTGATTCCACTTCCCGTTTAATCTCTTCTAGGAGGTCTATTTCCTCCCCAGCTTCCCAACGGTACAACGAGTCAGTAAGCGCTGATGCTACGTTCGCTTGTATCAACTGGTTTACCACACAATTCTTAACGCTCTCTGTTAATGGCGTCTTCATGTTCTTAATCAGTTGTACGTAAACTTCCTTATCCTTCTGATGTTTCTTTTCCGATAAAAATATCTCGCTAAATACTTTAAAGTCCAATTCAGTTATCTTATGCTCTTCATAATACTTCTCTAAGTACGTGAGCAAATTCTTTGAATGCTCTTCCAGTGTGTTTACCTTCACAAGTGATTGTACTTTCGCATACCCTACTGGGTCGTGTGCGAGAAGTCTAAGCAAAGTTATCATCCGTCGAACCTCCTATTAATTCGCGTATTTCCATTTCCGTAAGATACTTCGGATCCCTGTCTGGACATAATATCCGAACATTAACTAAATCTTTTAATTTCTTTTTTATTTTTATACTAGCTACTCTGCCAGGTCTATCTGGATCAAGGAGAACTATCACTTCCTTATACCCAATCAATTTTTTTATACCAGCCCTATCCAAGGATGTTCCATTCAAACTGACACATTCAATCACTTCTCCTACTTTCATACAAGAGAAGCAATCCTCAACCAAAACTATTTTATTCTTCGTCTGTGCTAATTCTGCCTTTTTGCTGTAGTACCAAGTGTCGGTTCTGCCTTCTGTGTTCAGAGCTTTCAATTTTGCTTTTCCGCTCACGTCCCTTGCTATTATTCCGACCAGAACTCCTTTCTTCATACATGGAATTATCAGCCTTCCGACGGATTCGCTCCACTGTAGGTTGTACTTCATCGCCAAAGCTGTGCCAATGCCCCTCTTCCAGAGCCATACATGTGCTTCCTTCGTCAGTGCCTTCGTCGAGTCCGGTGGTAGTGTTAGATTGTTGCATACTTCTTGTCCTATTCTGTCTAATTTATTGACTAAATCTGTTATTGTTTTTCTTTCTTTTTGTATTGCTTCATTCTTTCCACATCTAAAGCAATAGAAGTGGTAATGATCAGTGTTATGAGATATTATCCCTGATCGATCATTACCACAACATTTAACTCTAACTGAGGAGTCTAGATCAAGTACTCGAGCCTTATCTCCCCAGTCAGACACATTATAAGCCTTCTACGGCTTCAGCGGTCGCGTCAGCCACGCCAGATGCCTTTTTGGCAGCACGAGTTGCTTTAGTTTTCTCAGCACTTGCTACTAATTTTTTCTGGGTTTCCAGCAACGCCTGGTCATAGACGCCGTTCAGACCTTCCGCATAGATTTCTTTAGTGTACACTTCTGCGTCACCAGCCGGTACGTTTTTCCAGCTTGAATCACCGTCTACGGTTGGCAAAGGCAAGATGCCCAATGTGGTACGCAGGTTTACGGTACCGTCTTCATTCGGTTTACTTGTTACTTTAAACGCTGTGCGTAACTGTTCCAGCGTCATTGTTGCCAATGTAACCGCTACTACGACTGCTGCAGATGCTTTAAAATTTTTTAAACCGGATAATGTTTTACTCATACTTCTTCTCCTTCTCTAATGCCCATTAGGCGTATGTGCTTCCGCACGTTCCTTTCCCGCGTCTGCGAGACACTTTTCAGTGTACTATTCTACGACAGAAGCGCTGCCCTTTTACGTTTCAAGTTTTCAATTGCTGCAACTCGAGCCTGTACGTATTCGACCGCCGCTGTTAATCTACCTTTTTCCAGATCTTGTACCACTAAATCATGCGCTAAACCTGCATTCTCCTGTGAAACTTCAATTTTGTTACATCTAAATCCAACGATTGCATCCAGTGGTACAACTCGACGACCATACCGTACTGAAATATACGATAACCCATCTTTACCCTGTCGCACCTGGACAACTGGAATTATTCTTTCTGAACTTTTTCTTGGTCGGGATTCAATTAACCCGAGCAGCGCCGTGTTTGCCATCTTTTCTCCTGTCTGAATTTGTTTTCTAATTCTCCCCGTTTCAGTCTTGCACGGAAGAGCGTTTCTTTTTCTGGGTTTGAGATACCTTCCCACTTCCCCGTTAAGTAATTAAATCCCGTAATCAGGAATGTATGCGTAACGTTCGGATGTGGTATTGTAACCTGATCTAAAACAGATTTATCCCAAGGTCCTTTGTCCGTTTCCAGGACGTCTAAAGCTTTCATGTGTTACTCCGGTAGTTTGTTTTCTCTGATTTTAATTGGCTGTCTGTTTTCCAGTGTGCCCAGGCAGTCTGATAATTGTAGTCCTTTATAATCTGTGTGTTCTGGTTTTTTTGCCATTCTTAGGCACCGTTTTTCTATGTACTCTTGTCCGTTATCACCAAAATCGATTAGAAAATAGTTACCCTGTTCACGAATTACCTGATTGGTCAGTTTTACCCATTTCCCTTTTTTAAATATCTCAGCTTCCACGCCGTTCGTGTACTCTCTCAAATTAAACGCCATGTACGTTGGCTCAGATCTACCCGTGGTAGATATTTCAGTCTCCATTGCCCTAGTTACTAAATCTGGAATCCATCCGTCTTTCTTTTCTGTGTAACCACGCCTGACGCTTTCTTCCTGATTTTCAATACTTACACGGAGTTTTTCATTGTACACCATGCATTTCCGCATATCTGAGTCGAATTGTCCTTTAAAATTTGCTCGAAGAGAATACTTCATTATATTCCCCAATAAAAAGCCAATCCATTGTTCTTTAGTTAGTTTCGCCTGGATTACGTCAAATGTCTGTATTCCTTCGGCGTAGTGGTCGTCTGGATTCTCTCCTAACATTTTTTACCTCCACCTTTTCCTTTCTTTCTTTTCTTCACAATGTCTCCTTTGCTGTTCACAGCATTGATGATCTTTAAATGGGCGAATTTGTCACGATCTTTCCATGGTTTCACAACCTTCTCTTTTTTAAGATAAGTCTTCGGAAGACTAGGTACTTCATCGAACCACAGTTCTGGACGACTCTCACCAATTTCTCTTGCCAAGTACTCATCAATGTATGTAAGAAATTCCGCAGTTGCTTTTTTCAGTGCGTCCCAATCAGGATCTCTTAATTGTCCGTCGTCGTTTTGCATATCATCACCGATAAGTAGTTCCTGATAATAATCGTGTATCCAGTCTGATCCACGCTCCCCGAAATTGCACAGGCATTTCCTAAACCTGTCTCTTTCCGTTTCCCACACTCATTCATGCTATTAAGAGCCTTTACCAGTGCTTCACATTGTGATTCTTTGAGGCACTCTGGCATATCTGAATTCAATCGTATCTCTAGGTTCTCCTGATTTACACGCAGTGAGGAACTCTTCGCACTGAATACAAATGCTACGCTTTTCACCAGTGTATGTAACTCATCATACAGTTCTTTACTTATCATCATAATCACCAATCATTAATAGTTGTTTGTACATGGTCAATGTCTTGTTGCAATTCTGCGCCTTTATTTGCTGCCGCATCCGCTCTTTCATTACCAATGTCACCATTGTGTCCTTTTACCCATTTCCAGGATATACGGTCATATAAGCGCGTGTTTAATTCGTCAAGGCGTTTCCACTTCTCAAGGTTCTTTACTGCCCCTGTACTAGTTCTCCAGCCTTTCTGTTTCCATCCGTGCATCCATTTCCCTAAACCATCTAGGACGTATTTTGAATCACAAATAAATGTTGCTTTCAGTCTACTGTCGAAATCACATTCAATTAGAATTTCTTCGAAGTGACCTAATGCGCGGATTGCTGCTTCCAGTTCCATGCTGTTATTAGTATCTTGTTCTTTGCCTGGTCCGTATACTTCTTCACCATATTCAACAGAATCCATTGTAACAACAAACCCCCAACCGCCTTTTCCTGGATTACCTTTACAGGCTCCATCACAATAATACGTTATCATACTAGCTCCTATTCTAAAAACGACAGTTTTGCCCATATTTTACTTTTTCCCCAGATATAATACGAACTTCTTTATACTCGTACGCTGCATATTGATTGTTTTGTAGGAACTCATAAGCTTCCCTTTTAGACTTTGTAGCGCGTACAAATTTAGGTTCAGCAATATACGTTGCAGAGTCGTTTGATCTATCTGTACAGTATAAATTGTATACAATATCCGCTTTTTTCCACTTTTGCTGGTTGTTTACATTCAATCCGCCGTACAAATTTTATCAGTACAGTTAATTCTTCATCTGTCATTTCAATTGTTGGCATATTAACCTCTCCTGCGTTTAATACAATTTTTAAGGAATCTTTTACCATGGAATAGAAACTTTACTCGCTCCCATAAACTCCACCCATTAACCATTGTCAAGTTATTAATCGCATTAGTGTACTGTACTCTCGTTTGCTTTTCATTAACTGAAAGATTATCAATAATATCCTTCGCTGATGTTAGCGCTGATTCACTACTTACACAGTCTCTTTGCATTGTTCTCAGGCTGTCTTTTAATTCCATTATCCGTTTTTCTTGTGCGCGTAATCTGTCATTCGCCGTTATTAAGTCCCAAGATAATAAATCCATAGGGATCTTAAGCATCTCCTGGACTTCTTTTGCTACGCCTAATTTGATTACATTTCTGTTTGGGTCTATGTGCGGTGTACTACCACCTACCCACCAGAACTCTTTCAGTTCAATCGTTTCTTCTTCGAATTCTCTGATTCTATTCCAATTCGTACCCCGCATGTCTGTAAAGCCAAGTCCTGGCATACCTGCACTTCTTACACGTTGTCCTTGGATGTCATACGGAATATCTTCCCATGTTATCCCCGTTATTATTTTAGCCATTTTCATATCTGTTCCTCAAAGTTAATTTTCAGTTTGTTCGTGGTTCCCTGTAGTTCCAATCATTACAGAATCCCCGGGAGTACCGAGGATTCAGAGTTTTTATTTAAGAGAACATATTCCTTGCTGCGCCACACTCAGCGATGTCGAATTCTTCAATTACACAATGATGTGCATTCTTGACGTCATCACCCAACCAGATTCTTTCCAGAAAGTGATTCAAGTTGTCGCGGCTGTGAGTAATTACCCAAGCTTCTGAAATACATTCAAGCAGTCTATCCACATCAGTGATATGGCAACCATACGAATCATGAATACCAAGTAACTCACCCTCGAACAAGTTCGTAGTTACACGGAAATGGTTCGCATCACAACTATGGATGAAGTTCGGAGACGCTGCCCCCATCATTTTCCCGTAGTCGTAATAAATCGGAGTGTTTGTTTTGATCGCAATCTGACCAGCACGCACCAATGATTCTTCTTCGTTCTTTTCAAGCATTCGACAGAAGAAACCATCCTGTGAAAACCATGTCAATGCCACGTCTTCATCAGTTAAATCTTTTTGCCAAATGCCACCATTCTGGTCTATCCAGCAATCAGACAGCATGATTAAGTTCGCTTTAAACACACCTTTATCAGTTGGTATGTTAGCTGTGTATTTCACATCACCAGCGTCAGTTCCAGTTGCTGTAACTTTAATCCATTTTTGACGTTTAACGCCATCAGGACGATATCCAGTATACGCATTCAGTCGTAATCCACGATGTCTGCGACCTTGCTCATCACGAGGACCGAATTGTTCAGTCAGTCTTTTGTCCATCGCTTCTTTCACGATCATCGTTAAGTCTAAACATGCTGGAAATTCTTCCTGCACGCCTTCCATATACGCTTCACGTATCAATCTTGGACTGCCTTCAACGTGGTTCTTTTCCAGAACTTCGCTGATTCTGTTATCAATTGTGCTTTCAGTCGCACCGTACGCTAAAATCATTAATGGGGTTTTTGCCATGTCTCTACCCATGTTTCGGATAGCTTCAATAGCCTGTCTACCAGCGGGAGTGCTATTCCCCTTATTGTCCAAGGGTTCACACTGTAAAGCAGCTTTTGCGAGGATACCATACGGATCATTTGGTCTTTCACCGTCTGGAATTGGTAATATGTTACTCGCGACTGCGGTCACTCTGTTCTTTAAACATGCTGCCATGTGTTGTAAGCCGTTAGATTTCCCATCCAGGTGGAATACGAAATCCGATTCCAGTCCCTCAGCACTGCCATCGTGGTCAGCAAGGTATTTTTGTATTCTTTTTATCTCCTGAACTACGGCATACGCAGGCCATTCATCCGCACGACGTTGTAAACCTTCAGGTAAAGATGCAATCAACGCATTTACTGAGCGTATCGCATCCATCATTTCTTTCTGTGTAAAACCAGCCGCTTCATCCAGATACAGTACATCCTTCCATTCTGGAGATTTAATCAGGTTCTGTGCCCATTTTGCTTGTTCTTCACGGGTGTACTCTTTTCCATCGCCAGCATCGATGAATCCTAATTCTCTTGCTAAAGCAACGTTCAACCAGAAGAAAGCGCGTTTTAAAGTTTTCATTTCAAATTCCTAATAAATAGTTTATAATTTCAAGTGTTAGAAGTGCACTCAGCGATATTAAACACATGAGTGCACGGAAACCTACCGACATTTATTCTTTTTGTTCGAATAAAGTCGCCAGATCGTAGAACGCTTTTGCAATTACTGCAACCAATGCGTTAACTAAGGCGTATTCAATCATACAATCTCCTATCCAGCTAAGGACGTTTTGTTAGCAAATTTAAGCATAGACTTCGCGAAGCCTGTACCCTGCGTGTTTAACATTCCAGACAGATAATAAACTCTGCCTCTGTGGTCAGTGCTTAGTGCTTGCCACAGTGGAACTTCTGTTTCGGTTACTGCTCCTGCTTTGTACATTAAACATTGAGATGTGTACTTCTCCATCTTTTTCTTTGCTAATGCGCGACTCAGTCCACTTGTATCTGGTTTAAAGTGCGCCGCGTTCTGATGCCTCACACGACTGAACAATCTTCCAGATTTTGTAAAACTTACTGGCACTGCCTGCAATTTATTAATAGCTGACAATACTTCTTCTGACCAGTTCCCCAAGCGTTTCCCACTGTCATCATACTTCTGACCAGTATCGAACCGATCATCAATCATGCCGAACTGTGGTTTATACACTGGTGCGTCAACTGAACATAAATTCCGATTGTAGTCAGGATGAACCCCAGACTTTGCTGATGTCCAAGGATCTAATGGAAACGGACACAGAGGCAGTCTCAACGTTACCTTATCACGCAGATACAGTATCTCTTGTTGAATCCAATTCTCGGTTTCATCAGTCAGATTCCAGACTTTACTCTTTCTCAGAGTGCCTTGTTCATCACGATACTCGCGGATTTCACTACGTTTTTTAACCAGCGGGAATTTCTCCTCGCCAACTTCCCACGCATCAACGTTCCCCAGCCATTCCACCTGAGGTGCTATAGGAAATGCAATCAAATGCCCAATCGCTGCTTTCACAACGCCGAACATCCATTCTTCTGAATACTCAATCTTTTGAGCATCAGTGTAAACCTTTAAGGCTTCATCAGCCTCTTCGATGCTACCATACACCATACATCCGAATTCCTCCTCGGTGCAGTAGTCAGCATCTTTCTCCTGTGGCATGTGCTTTTTCAGCATATTCGCCATCAGTAAGTCGTTTGTGTACCCTGTACTCAAGATCTGAGTCAGGAGTATTGCCCACGCGCAGTGTGATTTAGTTTCTTCTTTCACACGCTTTACGCCGCGTTTATCAAGGTATTCAACCAGTACAGTTCCTTCTACTATTTCTGGCATACTCTTCAGTATTTTTCCTATGACAACGTTCGCTGCGGTCAAGCGAGTAACTAAACCCTGCTCATGTGTTTTAATGTTATCAAGTAGTGTTTTCATATCAGCCTCTGATTTCTCTATATAGATCACGTAAAATTGGTTTTAAGCCATCCTGGCATGTTTTTCCTAGTTGTTCAACTGCACCTGCTGGACCACGAGCATACCATAATCCTTTCGGAATATAAACTACACCCCGACTAAAAGTGACTTTTACTGATTTTCCATTCTTGCAGTCCTCAGCTTTCCAGGTTCTCACTGGCTCTGGAGCAGCCATACAAGGCACGTCTGTGAATGGAATCGCATCTTGCTCGATTTCTTCCTCCAAAGAAACCTCAGCTCTCATTCTTTCTACCCACTGCTCTTCAGTTTCTGCAGGTATTTCTTCTTGCTCGATTTCTTCCTCATGGAAATCTTCGTAATCATAATCAGGGTTTGCAGCTACTAGTGCATCGATATCTTCCCATGGTGGTACGTCTAGTGTACCAGTCTTTGTATTCATCATTTCGGATTCCTCATCTCGAATTTTCATTAACAGTTTTATAACTGATCCAATACCCGTTCTGTGTCACTCTACCGTGTATCATCACTTGCCTCCAAGTGTTTATCTAAGAACCGTTTAATTGTCTCGCAATGACACCGCTTCGGCGCGCAGAAACAAGCAAGCTCAACATCTTGCGCGCGAGCTATTTTATACAACTCACGCATACGTTTATACATACCCATTGCTCTGTCTTTACCACCCAACAGTGCAAGTGCGTCTCCACTTACCTGACCTTTCTCTTTCATTACATGCTCGAATAACGGCTCGAACTCATCACAAACCCGATCTCGATCAGCTTCCTTGCCCATCCAGAACGGATTCCCCAATAGCCCAGCTTGACCTTTACCAGGACGTCCACAGTATTCTCTGTGAACGCCTTCTACAAGGATTCCAGGACCTCTGATGTTAATTATTCTGATCATATTAACCTCTATACACGTGAACGTTGTCAGGGAGCGAAACAAGTAGTGGCAACACATCTTCATGTTTTAAGCCACCATGCCCACAGCCTGGAAATGGTAAGTGGAACGTGAACTCTGGTCTTAGTCGAGCTACACGATCAAGCCGTGACACTGATTTTTCTATCAATTCAAGCGTGCTTCCAAGTTTCCAATCCGTTTTTGTTTGAAACGCTCCTATATTGTGAAATCTGAATTTGACCCATTTACAGCCATATACAGAGTTTGGTTTAATAATCTTCGCGAGTTCCATCGGAAGGTTTATTCCCAGAGAGGCAAAATACTCCTTAATCGCCTTTGCATTCCCAGCACCCATTACAAGTCCAGAGCGACAGATTGTGCTATTCGCAGTGAACATTATCACTGAGTACGGGTTAGGTACTGGATACTCCAGTCTTTCATTTAATAGTTTCATTTCACATCTCCAAACGGAAGGTTCATACTACGTTGCCACTCACGGAGCTTGTCTGACTGTTCGGTCACTATTTTACGATCACGGATCTGTTCATCTAGTAACAACAGTCTCATTTTAGCAAGCTCTTTACCCGCGAATGATGATACTGGATTACCAGCTTGATCAAGTTCAAGAGAACTCAACATTAAGTTCAACTCACAGTTTACATCAGCTTGCCAAAGTGTAAAATCATTCAACAGTACAGTTGCAGGTTTAATTATCGTTTTCATTTTAGTCACCTTTATGTTTCTTTTATTAAAATTTTAAAGCAGGCTGCTAAGCCATACAAGCCCTTGATATAGCATGAGAAGTGGTAACGAGTAGCATACTGCTGGTAGCACGTACGCTTCCCAGATACTAGCGTTAACGTATGTGAATTCAAGCATATCACAGTCATCGAATCGATTCCACCGCTTGCTTTTCCCCCGTGGACAACGAGCGGTCAACTCTGCCTCCTGCTTTCTAAGCATCTCACGAGATTTAAGGATATCAATCTCTGTATTTAGCACTTCTAAGCGTGCAAGTCTCTCTGCGTCAGTCATGACACTCTCCTAGTTATTGTATTTCAAGTAATAAAGCAATTTCATCCCAATACTTTTTATCCTCATTCATCATTTCGAGGATCTCTTCTTCTGTGTATCCACCATCTGGATCAATTACTTCTTCATTCCAGAGTGGATAATCTAAATCTAATGGGCTCATGTCGTTCACCTTTAATTCAATGTTGATAACCTGTTGATAACTTCCTCTCCAGGTACTAACAGGCAGACACAGTTTGTGGATAACTCCCTCTCTGTATCAATGCCCCAAGTACCCCGAAGACGGAAATTGTGGATAACTTTCCTTCCCTGCTACTGTCCTGCGATTCTGTCGATCTCTGCTGTGTGCTCAGTGACCACTGTACTGACGGTCGATACACTGTGTACAAGATTCTTGCAGAGAAACTGAACAGACGCCAGCACTACACAGATGATAATTAACTTTCTCATGACACTCTCCGAATAATGGCAGGAGACAACCCCCTACCTTAATAACTAACCCCAAGCCGCTTGCGGCAGAGTCTATACTAGAGTGGCATGGGGGGGGACATGGAGGAGCGAGCGCAGCGAGCCTAGCCCCTCATAAAATCTCACCACTTTTTTTGACAACCTTCTTACTCATACAGTGCACACAGATTACCTCACCAGTAGTAGACCGTTCGTAATGATGCCGACAAGTATCCTTCTTCCCTATCGTCCATAAATTCAAGGGAGGGAACTTTAATTCAGCCCACCGTACCATTTTCTACCACACAACACGCACATACTGACGTAAAACCCATCTTCATTAAATCCTCTGATTTTATGTACACAAGTTCTCTGATTCCTACCTGAGCGTACCGTGTATATCTTTGGATACTTATCAGGGTGTTCGGGTTTCATAACACAGATGCATGCCAAGGACGACAACTTCTGACTTCATACAACAGTGCATTCATCGTTTCAGGAGATACCAACGGATTCCATTGTAAGCATTTGTAATAATTCCATCTCCGTCTAGCTCTTTTCTTCTTCTTCATTCCTTGCCTCCATTTAAACTTTCATCAAGAGCGAGAGTAACCCTTCCGTTACCCAGTGTCCGCAACTCTTTCAGTCTTCTATCCCACTCAAACCAAGTCTTATCCCAAGGTCCGCGTACCGTAAATACCCATGTGTCCCTACCGATCATTGCGCTTACTCTATGGACGTCGTTCTTGTATATCCCGAAGAACCCTGACTGTGGTGTGAACTTCCTAATCTTCCCACGAGCGTTCCTCTCAATCAGCCCGCCTGTTAGTACCAGACCAAAGCAATCAAAAGCGTGCGAGTGGAACACCTCCCGTGACCTGCCCGTAAAACGGAGCAATAATACTGAGAATCCACCTTTCCATTCAATCAGCCAGTAACCTGTGCAATTTGACTTTTTACCGCCATCCTTACGAGAAAACAGGAACTTCATCCCAGTACCCCTCGTGCAATTTCTGTAGGTAATCCCATGCGAGGTTCGAAACCCACTCAGCTTTTACTGATACTGTGACCACGGAGCGTCTCGCATCCACGAAGTTCATACAATCACCATTCACAAACGCTCTTAAAGGATGTCCAGTAAAATGCCCGTGAACCATGCCTGAAATTACTATCTCAAGAGCTGTATCTGCATTCATTACCATCTCGGGGAAGTCCACAATGTTTTTACCAATCAGATTCGCGAACTTGTTGTACCATTTTACACCCTGGATCATTACATAACCACGGGAAAACCACTTATCATGTGAACTTTCAGAATCCCAGTAACCCACATATCTAGGAACCATCATACCATCTGTTTCATGGTTTATAGTTGCTAGTATATAAGCTATTTGAGGGATTATTAAACCAATCTTTTTACAATGGTCTATAATACCTTTTTCAGCGGATTTAATAAATTTTTCTGATACATCTTTTTTATTCATTCTTTACTCCTTTAAAATAATAATTTAAGAATATTTAACTATGCTCTAATAAAGATATTTAAAGAGTATAATTAAAGAATCTATTAATGGTGGTATTAATCTCTATATTAACAATTTTAAGTTGCTATAACCCGCTCGAATATACATCTTAATAGACACTTTATACGCTGCTATAACCCTTCCGAGGTGACCCTTACGGGAACTCTCTACCATATACATGGGGGGGGGGGGAGCTACAGCACTATGCCTAACGCGTCTGACTCTAGCCCTCTCCTCCCTTTATACGAGTTGTCTCAACCGTCCCTGATCAACGATTTTATAAAATAAGAACCCCGAGGGATTAATGTTTTATTAAGGTGTTGATTTCGCAACAAAAAATCGACTATGCGTGTTTTACACCCGTTTCGTAGTTCCAATCAGGAAATATCGTTGTGTAATCCGCCGTATCATCAAACGCAGTTGTTGCCAACTTTGCCGCCAAATCCGCAATAATATCTGGATCTGCACCTACGTAATCATCGACAGCCGCCTGAGCAACCCGCTCTTGCGCTGCTGAATACACTAAGTTCTGACCCTGTCCTGATCTTGTCCATGGATGCATGAAACCGTGACTGTGGTAAATAACCCGTCCTTCGTTCGTCGTACCATCTACACCTGGATCAAATGGATGATCCGTACATACTACCAACAATGTGTCAGATTTCTGAACACGTTGTCCTTCTACACCTGACATAGTGTTCACTTCACTCGCCGCGTCAATTAATTGCGCCATTGTAGCTTTTACTATCCCATTCGTTTTCACTAAAGCCATACTTCCTCCTTCCTTTTTTATTAAATTATAAATCCGCTGAAGCTTTGATAGTTACAAACAATCTAGCTCCTATTGTTGCTGTTCCTGTAACAGTGTACGTCGACGCCCCTAAGTACGACATATTTCCAAGCGCTATTGCGGTTGCTCCTGAACCGTCATTATCTACAAACCCAGAATATGTACACGTTGGAGTTGTCCTCATTGGTACTATAAATCTGAAGTCACTGTATTGTACAGATACACTTGATTTTCCTACACTCCGTGCGAAGTCCCATACTTGATAGTACCTCATACAGTCTCTAAGATCCTCAGCGTACGGCACTGTTCTATACGTATTCACTTGAACCTGTTCCAATTGTACTTGAGATAATGTTCCTGTGTTAAACTCTACTGTACATGTCCCTGATGAGTACGACACTGATTCGTTCTGTCCAGTACCACTATATGCATGCCCATCTATTTTTCCTTGAGCAGTACCTACCCATGACAAGTACAATGTACTTGTCCCGAGTGGTAATCTTTCCGCTGGGATTATTTGTTTCAGACTTCCCGCTGATATTGTTAATGTCGTAATCCCAGAGGTTGCCATACTGAATGTATACGTGCATCCACTCGTGCCCGCTTTCCACCCATCATGTCCATACGCACCAGAAGCTAGTGTAACGGTTCCTGATACAGCCCTTTGATTCACTGCAAAGTTTGAGTTCCGTACTAGATTCCCGTACGGTACGTCTGAAGTCATGGCTATAGTTCCGTTTTTATCTGGTAATGTGAAACTTCTTGCCGCTGTTAGACCAGACGCACTCAATGTTCCAAGTTTTATTTTAAACGTATTCTCCAAAGTCCCTAATAAGTCAGAGAGTATCTTGCTCATACTTAGCTCGGTGTGCTATACGCAACAATTACTCTGGCTGCTCCAGATGATGCTCCACCCGCTGAATACGTCGTGATTAAACTTTCAATTCCCTGAGCCGATTTATTCGGAGTAATTTCAAACGACGTCCCCGCCGCCGCAGTTAAGTCAATTAAAGTAGCCGCCGCGTACTTACTCACACTTGATACAATACCAACTGACATACTCGGTGTTCCATTAAACGTTGTATCAATCACAACTGTCACGCTTTTAATTACATCTCCCACACCTGTTGTAAACATTGCCACACTACTTGTGCTTCCAAACGTAATGTCTGTGCTGTCTTCTTTTAAACAAGCGGCTGTACTACCTGCTGATACCCAACTCGTAACACCTGACCCATCTGTACTCAATACTTGCCCTGGTGTGCCATCATCTACTGGCAATGTTAAATTCACCGCAGCTGTCATCCCAGAACTTGGTACTGTTAGTGTGTATTTCCAGTCTGCTCCAGAGCCTGCAGCATCTGAGTTCATGTCTAACACTAGTCCACTAACATTCAATTTCCCGACTGTTATATCTGCATCCGCTGTATCGCCAGCATTCCGCACCGTTAACGAGGTTGTACTCGCTGCTTTAATCCGTGGACCAGTTAGACCAATCCTAAAATATGATAATGATGTCCCATTAAGGTCTCTCCACTCCATTCTATGTCTCCAATATTAATGTAATAACACCTTTTCCTTGAGATGTCCCAAATCCTGGTATTAAATACGCGTTAACTAATGTATCCACACTGTATGCGTGAACGTTTGTGCATGAATATGCTCCTACTGAAGTCAAATCTATTCTACTTGCTCCAAATAATCTTAAGTTATCTCCAGAGTCTCCACACGTAAGTGTTCCTGATACATTAAACGCTTCGCTGATGAATATTTCAATCCCTAGAATCCTTTGATCAGCTTCTACCCATTGTATTGGCTTTGGCATTGGATCTCCATATGAAAACGCTGTACTGATTCTGCCACCTCCCGCAGTTGCCCCTCCGAGTACTTCAATGAAAGCTGCTCCTGTGGCTGCATTCCCAGCCCATACGAACTCTCCTGGTATCAGTGGGTTTCTTACTCCTGGATGTTGGGTCAGGAGTATGTTATTTCTATCTCTTGCCACTCCTTATCTCCTCTTTCCTCTGTTTCTAAAGCAAGCCCGTCTGTTCTTGATGTTCCCGCCACTCTTTTTATCATTTCCTAATAATTGATTAACCGTTGCCATGAATTCCGCACGTCTTTGTGCTTCTTCCTTTTCTTCCTCATCAACGTTCATTCTGTTCTTCCAGTACCTTACTGCACTTGTTAATGCGTCTAGTCTATCGTCATGGATTAAACAATCTTTCATGTACGTCACTCTAGCCATTTGATGCAATAGTTGAAAACTTTCTTTTTGATAGTCTGGATATCTCGCAGTGCTCTTAACATCATAATCTAACACTTCAGGAGAGATTACTAGTTTATGCCTTGCCATAACTGGTTGCAAGTTATCAATCATTCTTTTCTGTTTATTCGCAGTTTCCCAATGGTTCTCAATTATAGGATATCCTGGTAATTCAGCATCTTTAAATGCTTTTCTAAGAACTGGTAATAGCATTACTCCGAATGCACCATGATCCATGTTCTCTTCAATTTGTATTTTGTAAATTCTGTACTTAACACATAACTCCGCTATTTCATTAAACACTCTCTGTCCATGACCACCTTCCGTCGCAAGCATTTCTGGTATATGGATGTAACCATTCAATAGGAAACTAACAACGGCTACTGTTTCATCCGCGCTTCCGTCAGTTCCACCACCACCCGCAGGGTCAATAGCCATAACTTTATCTTCCCACTTAACAAACAATTCAGATATATTAAATGGATAGAATAAGTCATGTTTCTTTTGTGACATATCAAGTATAACTTTCTTGTTCTGATCTGGTAACCACACTATGTTTGCAGGTCCTTTATCAGGCGCTACATCAAGTACAATTAAGTTCCTAACTTTCAACGGATACAGATTTCTATCACTTAATGTTGTATCAAGCATAACCTGTAAGTTAAAATACGCTGGACCTTTATCCAACTCGTCAGCAGTTAGTTGTTCCTCGTTCTTTCTATCACTCGTTGGTTTTCCTCGATCACCATTAACACCACCGCCTCTTCTCAACGTTGGGTCATCAAGTACTTTCTTCTTAATGTACGGAGCAAGTCTATCTCCATAATATTCTTCTTCTTCGCGCGTAGGGTAACGACCTGGCCAGATTCTAACAGTAAATCCACGTTCTTCAAGTCCATTATACAGTGAATCCACAGACTGTGGAGTTCCTAGATACAAAATATCTCCAGTGTTACAGATACTTGAAAAGTCTTTCGATAAATGAATTAACTGTTGTCTTTGTTTCTGGGTCAGGCCGTTCTTAGCGCTTTCAATATCGTCAGGAATCAGCAAGCCAGCGCGGCGACCCGCTAAGTTACTTGTGATCCCAATACTCCGCACGGATGGACTCTTATCAGGTCCTTTAAGCATCCAATGAATATCGAACGCAGTTGCAGAGGTTCTGTCACCATGCTGCCTATCAGGCCGCAAACATTCCAAAATGTCCCAGTTGTCAATTACCAGCTTCACCCAAGTTGCGATCTCGTCAGCAACGTCAGCACCAGCAGATATAATTAATACAATTAATTTCGGATCATGTATAATTCTCCAAACGGCATACGCGCCAGCAATCATACTCTTAGCCTGAGCTCGTTGGGCTTGTACCATTTTGTATCTAATCTTTTCTTGCATAAAGTTCGCGATGTCTTGTTGCAATTCATCTGTATCGAACCCTTTCACATCTTTAAAACAATCAATCATAAACGTCTTGAACAGTGGGTAATGCTCTTGTAATGCTTTCAAGTCGTCCCATCTTTGGACGTATTCTTGATCCGCCTTTGACAGTCTTAAGTATTCACCTCGGCCTTCTAGGATTTCTTGGAATTCCTCTTCTGTCCAATCATCCTCAATTACTGACATACAGAACCTGTTTCGATCATTCGTGCAATTGTCGAAAGAATTCCTTCTATATCAAATGCGATAAAGTGATCTTTATTGAGTTCTCTTCGTATTGTTCTGTCTAATTCTATTGCTTCATTTTCTGAGTGAACTCTACCATTTCCGTTGTATTCTATTTCCGAATTTCTACACAAAATAAAATTTATTGATTCTTGCTTATTGTGTAATTCTCTAGCTAATCTTCTAATTGATTCTTCCTTCGCATACACTGCACCTAATAATACAGGCGAGTCCGTAATTACAAAGTCCACTTGTCCGTTAAGTCTTTGTATGCGTCTGTTCTGTTTCGCTAATACATACAATGAATCTTCTAGTTTTTCCGTATGACCTTCCCAGACTAAGTCCTTCGCGTACTCCTGTACTAATTCACACTCAACGTGCTGTTTCTTTAGTGCGTGAAATACTCCCGCAGCCATTGTGCTTTTACCTATTCCTGGACCTCCAAAGAGGTTCACTACAACTGTATGCTTCATTCATCCTCCTCTGGTCTAGGTAATCTTTTCCGTTTTCTATTCTCCAACTTGTCTCGGAGTTTACCAAACGTTCCTTGTTGTTTCAATTCAGCTTTAATCTCATTCTGCTTCAGCAATGCCATTGCCATCATTAAATCATCCCGAGAAGCTGCTGATTCCGTTTTATCCGTTTTAATACTTACTGCGTTTCCTTCATCATCAATGATAGTTTCATACACTGCTTTCCTTGCTTCTAGCTTATCTAACACTATGTCAGTTACAGCTTCATGCATTCTCTGCAGTTTCTTAGCTAAATCATCCGACATGTGGGAGTACCTCCAAGATTATATATACTAACGCCGCAGCAATCGTGCTCGCTGTTACATAAATTGTTTTTAACCATGTTTTATGGCTTGCTAATGCTGTGCTTGCTTTGCTTTCCGCTAAGTCTATTTTATCCAGTAGTGTTCTAACATCTTTTTCATGTTCTTTTACAGTAATGTACTTCTGTGCTGTATGGTCTTTAACGTGCTGCTCAGATGCGTAATCATCTCTTTTTGCTGCTTCTACGTTCTTCTCGAGTTGCACACTCATTAACATCATCTTCTGATCCATTTCCAGCTGTTTCGTACGTAAGTCAATAATGTCTCTTTGGTTTTCAGTAGAAATCGATAAAAGTGATTTAATGTCTTGTAATAAATTCGCTTCGTGCCGTGTTAATAATGAAAACATCTACTCTCCTTTATGTTTCTCTTCAATAAAATTCGCGATCGCTCCAAAGAGGATCGTGTTTTGGTAGGGGAGTAATCCTCTTACTGCTTTGAACTGCTCATCTTTTTGTCCTGTGAGCGAAACCCCATTAGCTGCTACAAACTTTTCTCCTAGACCAACTAGTGGTATAGTGCTTAAGTATTTTAATCCACCTTGACTTGCTGCCCCTTCTTTACCATTCCAAGCATCTTTCGATACCCCGAACGCAGCATGTCCAAAATCATAAACGTCTGGAAACACACCCATAAGCATGTTATACCGATAAATATCTCTCTCAATCTTACCTTGTTTATCTTCGATGTCTCCGAGTAATTCCCTTCCTTCAATGAAGTTCATACCCGCTGCTCCAATTTTAAATTGTGCAGTTTTCACGAGTGCAGCTAGTGCTGTGTTTATACCAACTGATAACATACTTTCTGTATCAGCGAATTTGATTTGTCTTAGCAGTTGCTTGTTTGTTGCAACAATACTAAACTCTTTGAATTGTGTTACGGCTTGCCACATTACTGGGTTTATCCAGTTCGGCAGGTCGCTTATTAACGTTGTTTGTACTTCGTGGCTTTCTGCTTTAAAGATACCATACGCTAGTTTATCCTTTTGCTTCTCAGTCCATTTATCCAGATTCAAGTTCTCCAGTAAACCATCCGCATCCCATGTAGCATGTTTGAAAGCTGCTTCTAAGTCCGCATCTTTACCAAATTGATCACATACTCCAGTTTCCATCATTCTTGGAATGCTCATGCTTCCTTTACCTGGATTCGTAGGATTAAAGTGTTTCGCTATATCAAGCATATAGCTTAGCATGATTACTCTGCTTTGATATTTCTGTACCACGTCTTGTAAGTTCAGCTTTCCGAGTCCTCTTAACAGAGCTGATTTGCTGTGACCAAACGTAAGGGCATTCGAAACTTTTAATGACATTTCTCTTGCTTTACTCATACTAATGTCCGCTGTATCTTCAAACCTTGCGTGGTTCTGTAACTCAGATAATCCATGTGCTAGTTTTGTCATTGCATGAATGTCCTGCATTAACGCATGTTCTGTCTTATTATTTCCAGATATACGTTTAACCTTTTTCACAAAATTTATGTCATGTGAATTAAAGATTACTCTTACTGCCGCTTGTCCAGAGTCAACCATTTGACTGATACCAGCTTTACCCATTCCTGATAGTGTTGCTAAGTTCATGAAGTTCCTCACCTCATTCGCTAACCCACCTCTGACTGGTCTACCAAACAATCTGTCCATGTAATCATCCATTAACTGGCTTATCTTACCTTCTTTATCTTCTGGCATATCGCGTAATAATAAGTCTTTTAATACGTCTATATCTGTTTGTGTTTTAATAACACCTTGAGTTCCCTTCGCGAGTCCTATCCACCCCGCAGCATTCCTCGCTTGAATGTCAAATTGGGTTCTCAGGTCAGTGTTCAATAGGTCTGATATCTTAATACCAAACATTTCCGCATCCGCATCTATTGTTCTTAACAAGTCTGTTTTTGATTGAAACGTGTTTCTATAACCTGTATCATCACCGAGTCTCTGTACTTCTTCGAATAATTTCTTGGCTAATATTCCAGCGTCTTTATCATCAAACTTGGCTCTTGAAAACCCTTCTTTGAATAATTTAATAACGTTCCCTGTACCGATGTCCTTGATTGCTTTGTCAATTTTAACTTTTTCGAATTTCAGTTCAGCGTAGCCTTCTTCAAACGGACCTTTAGCTAGACCATGTCTTGACAGTTCTGTGTAAATTCCTCTGTTCGATTCGTTTACTAAATCAGCTAGTGCTCTGACAACCTTCTCTTTGCTTCTTACTCGTCCCATTCTCATGTTATTCAAGTCTTCATAAGCTGCCCTATGTATTCTTTTTAATTCAGGATGTACCGCTTCATTTGTCTCAGCCAGAGTCCATTCTTTCCATGGGTTCATCTTTTGCTCTTGAGCATGTTCCCACATTAATGTTCTGTACTTTGGTTGAAAGTCACCCTGAAAGAGTTGTAGTTGTCTTTTTTGAGACTCTGCTGCCGTTTCCACGGCTCGCATTCTACCTGCTCTTCCCTCAGGATGACCAAACACTCTTACTGCAATCCACTTCCCGACTGAGCTATTTGTCTGTTGTAATATTCTTCCTGGACCTTTATTCCAAGCTAATACTGTACTCATTACTGCTTCTGGTACTGATCTTGGTTCCATAGTCATGTCAGCTAATTCAAGTAATTCCATATCGCTTTTGACAGCTTCAACTACCTTCTTCACGCTTCTATCATAGTTCTTTTTAAGAGCATTCTGCATTGCTACTTCAGCTTCTGGGTTGTCATCTAACACTTGATATCTTTTTAATTCAGATTCAGTTAACGTATGTCCCATGCTATCCTTCGCTCTTATCACTGGTTCTGCAGCATTCCGTTCTCTGATATTTGCTGCTTTAATCTGTTTTTTGGCTTCTCTAATTTCAGCATGTACCTTCTGTAGGTCTTCACGAATTTTTTCTGAGTTACCTAGTCTACATACTGCCATTCTACCTCCATTAACATTCTGGTAAGATACTCGTCGTACCGTGTATTTGTTCCTGAACTAGCTTCTTGCGTAATGCTGTCGCTTGAAGTTCAAGTACAGTGTGTTTAACTAATTCCCTTTGTGTATCCTTACGAGCTTGTTTCCAATTCTCCATATCTAGGAAACGCTGATTCTGTTCTTCTAAGATTGCTGACTTCAATAAATCTCCCATTCCTGGATCTACTTGATTCATCACTTCGTCTAACGCATTCTTAAATCCTAAGTCTTTACGCGCTTCCAATACTCTAAGAGCATTTTGCACTTCGTGGTTTGCGACTTCAACTTCTACTGTTTTCCAAGTACCGTCTGCTTGTAGTCTGTATTCTGTTACTAATTCTTTCTCATACGGTCTTTCAGCATTTTCCAGAATATTCACTGGCTTCGTACTAATACCTTTCTGATCACCTTTTATATTTATCCTACGAGAGTTCAACTTGTCAATTTTATCTTGGACGTCTTCTAGAGTTACTTTACCATCAATCATGTCTTTCTCGAAACCCTCAATTCTAGCATCAATGTCAGCGTTTATTTTCATCGCTTTCTCATGCATCTTATCCGTAAATTCTTTAGCCGCCTTAGCTGCTTCCATATTCTGTTTACGAGTTTCAATACTTTTCATAATTTCAGGAGTATCTATTTGAAGTCGTTCAGCATTCAAATGTTCAGCGCCTCTCAGTACTCTAACAGGCTCAGCGAATAATTCATCAGCCCATGCATCAAGTCTTTTCTTTTTCACGTCAACGATGACATCAAGTGGATTCTGATACTTTATTTTCATTCTGTCTTTAACTGACATCTTTCTCATGATTTCGAGCAGTGGATCTTCTCTGCCCTTCGGAACTCGCTCAGTAATACTGAATCTTTTCTCAATATGTTCATTCGTTCTTTTAAGAGCTTCTACCATACCCTCATCAGATGCTAACATAATTGACGCTCTTCTGCTTGTATTCATGCTCGGTAACATCGAATGTTCATCTTGGAAGTAGTCTTTCTCCAGTTTCATAACGTCTGGTATGTCTCTACTGGTACTCTCGTCGAATCCATCTAAGATTTTATCAATGTCTATTGTGTCTTCTATGCGGGTTCTTTCTTCTCCATCGTCCCACACCTTACTCTTTTGTTTTTTATTCCCTTCCATGTAATGCAACGCTTGATCCCAATCCCGATTACTTCCTGGATCATTTGGATCAAATCCCTCATCTCTTGATAAGTTCGTCAGATCTTCCGTAGCGTCTAATTCATAAACTGGTTGTTGTCCTATTTCTTGGATTCTGCGTTTCTCATCAGTGTTCAAAGATACTTTCTTACTGACTTCCCTCACGCTTCCGCTCTTTTTGTATTTCGGATGTGCTTGAACTCTTTTCCTGAATTCAACTAGTTTTGGATTCTGTACCTTTGCTGTTTCCAACCACGATACAAATGATTTGACTTTTTCTGGTTTACTTTCAACGTATTTATCATACTGTTCTTTGAAATATTTTTCTTTTTCTGAGATTTCTTTCCCGCTACCTGGTTTCCCTTTCACGCCTTTCCGTCTGATCTCAACTGAATACCGCGCTATTTCATTCCCCGCTAAATCTGTCACTGATTTTTGAGGAACTAACTTAGTTTCATGCCCCTTCTTTTCCCATTTCTCGGCAGTTTTCTTTGCTGCTTCTTCAGACATATTAGGTAATTCTTTACCCGTCTCAGTTTTCGCTTTTTCCCAAACTCCAGATGTACGACCAGGTTTACCTTTCCTGGATAACACATCAGCTCTAACTCTTCGCGTATCATCTACGCCCCAAGTTTCTGGTACCTCCGTCTCTCCCATACTTTCTAGGACTTCTTTCTTAATCCCATTTAGTACTTCGGATCTTTTCACACCAATTCGTTTCTCTTCTTCAGCAATTCTATCATCAAGGAATTTCAACACTTCAGCATGTTCTGGTGGTCTGCCTAAGCTTTCTTCCATTGTACGTTTAATCATACTTAGTTTTTCGAGTTCAGGGAGTTTCTTTTGCGGATATCTGTTCACAACGCCTTGGTTTCTTTTCAATGCTTTGTACTCAGCTACCTTTGGATTTTGTTCGTCTCCATAAACTTCTTTCGTAATTTCTTCAGATGATTTATCAAAGTGTCTTTCCCCATACGGAATCACTCTTTGTCTTGATTTTAGTTTCTCTAACTCAGACGTAATACTTTCCACTTTCAGTTTTTTCTCAACTGCATCGCCATGTCCCGAGATATACTTATTCGCATTCCCTAATTCTTCTTCGGCAATTTCCAGTTCTCTTTCCAATCTTTCTAGTGTGTTTACTTTTGAGTAGAATACTTCAGCTATTCTTTTAAGTGCTGATTCTTGTATATCAGCTGATGCTCTGTTCGAATTCTCGAGTTCTTCCAGTATTTCTACTGCTTTTAATCCAGCGTTTCTTACAGACATGTGATTCAGGATACTTTCTTTGAAGTCTCCTTGTTCGTTGAATAAATCTTTTGAGGAGTGTATGCTTTCACGTAATGCTTTTAATTCATCTGCTTCTGCTTTTAATGCTTTAACCTTTCCGAATTCTCTTTTAATACTTTCGTACTCGGCTTCAACTTGGTCTATCTTTGTTTCAGACGTTTGTGCCAATTCTGAGTCTGTGCTTAACTCTCTAATTCTTTTTACGTCGAAGTACCACTTAACTCCGTTCTCAAACTCTTCTAATTCAATTCCAGCGAATGTTTCTTTCGAAATCCCTTCATAGTGATCTACCCAAGCGTTCAATTCTTCCGCTTGTAGTTTACCTGAGTTCAAATTCAAACTTGTTAATGGTGTAATCATTCTCCGATCTTCAATGCCTTGGAATACTCCAACCAATTTCTGAATTTCATGCTCAGTTGGCATACTTTCAACAATTCTAGCGACCTTACTGTTGAACTCTTTCAACGCTTCACCGTGTTCAGTTGTTGTTTCAATCAGCCCTTCTCGGAATTGTTTATTCATCCAATTCAATTTTGCTAAACATCTTTCCAGTGGGCTTCTTTCAGATGCAATCGGATGCACCTTATAATCCAAGTAATCAATTCTTGGTCCTTCATACGGAGTTGCTTCAGCTCGTTCTCCTAAGTTCCATACAAATTCTTCTTCGGCTTCTGGCTTTTTCGAGAACATTTCTTTCAACACTGTAAGTGTATCTGGTTCTGGTACTACGTCTTCTGACATTTTCATTTCACCAGCATCTGGCACGTCATACCAAGGTTCAATTTCTTCCCCATACTCTTCTACATTAGCTAAGTACGAGAAGTCATCTTTCGATACTCCACCTGTCCATTTCCTGTCTTCACCAGTTATCATTTCTTCCAAAATGCCTCTTAACTCTGTAAGTGCAGTACCCTCAGATGTTTCTATTTCACCAGCTTTTTTAACTGTACTCCAGCGGGTTCTTTCCATACCTACAGTGTTTAGTATTTTCATTATTTCTGGAGTACTTGATGCGTGAACTAACAACTCATCCACATCCGCTACTACATCATTGAATCTCGCTTTCCTTATGTCTGGCATGTCTGATTTCTCAACTGCTTCTCGTACTTTATTTAATACGTTCTCCAGTTCTACTTTATACTTTTCTCTGGTTAATGGTCTTGTTAATACGTGTAATAACTCGTGTACCACAACCGCTTTTAATTTTGCAGGATCTGCTTTTTTTGCAGCGTCCATAATACTGATTCCAGTATCTGTTGCTGTACCTAGTATTGAACCTGTTCTTCCCATTTTTTCAAATGATAATGTTTTTCCTTCAAATCCCTGTTTGTTCATCATATCTAATAACGTATTATACAGACCACTATCTTTACCTTGTTTTTTCAAGTGATCTATCAACTCTGGAATACTATTCATATCCCAAACTGTCTTTGGCATTTTTCTTTTAATTATTCGGACTCTTCCTAATTCCGTTGCCGTGGTTATCAGTGATGGTCGTGCTTCCCATTCAGGAGGTAGTTTTTCAATTCTTTTAAGTGCTGATTCAAGAGTGTAATGTGATGTGTTCGGAGTGCCATCAAATTTCGGTGTGAACTCCCAATCACCTTCAGGTAATACATGACTTCTCTCTAATAGGTAGTCTCCATAGTTTTCTATGTCATGCCCTTCTTTCTTAACATGTCCACTATCGTACATCTTTCTGTTTATATCTGAGATTTCCGCTTGTACTTTCGCCATTTTCTCATCATACCCTTTCAGAATTTCAATCTTTGCTGGATTTCCTTCAGAGGTATATTCTTCGTAATGACCTAGTCTTTCATCTCTAAGTGCTTTATACTCTCCAGCTAATCTATCAAGTCTGACTTGATTCTCTTCTTCTGGTGGTACAACTGCTTCTTCACTCTTTTTCTGTACTTTCATTTCTTGTTCATGTACTTCGTCTGCAGCCTTTTCTACGGCTCTTTTACTTTCCGTAAGGGCTTCCACTTTCTTATCCATTTCTGTTACTGGCGCCATGTTCAAGTCTGTATCTGACACATCAAGAACTTTCTCGTCACCTACATGAACTTCTTTCCCAGTTTCCGTTTCCACAACATCAGGTATCTTTAAAGCTTCTTTTAACTCATTTACACGAAGTGGAACATCACTTACAGGTGCTTCAGCAGGAGCATCAGGTATCTTTAAAGCTTCTTTTAACTCATTTACACGAAGTGGAACATCACTTACAGGTGCTTCAGCAGGAGCATCAGGTATCTTTAAAGCTTCTTTTAACTCATTTACACGAAGTGGAACATCACTTACAGGTGCTTCAGCAGGAGCATCAGGTATCTTTAAAGCTTCTTTTAACTCATTTACACGAAGTGGAACATCACTTACAGGTGCTTCAGCAGGAGCATCAGGTATCTTTAAAGCTTCTTTTAACTCATTTACACGAAGTGGAACATCACTTACAGGTGCCTCTGGTTTTTTACCTAGTTTTCTATCTATAAACCCATTTAAATCTTCCTTTGGACCCGCTTGCTCAGTAGCATCCATTAATTGATCGTCTGCAGCTTTCCATTCTTTCATACTTTGGTCAGTGTGAGAATCCATTTTCTTATACAAATCACTTGCTTCCGCTAGTTTAATTGCCAATGTTACCTCTGGTTTAGTTTCAACTTTTACGTTCAATCCTACCATTGCAGCCGCTGTTTGTTGTTTCTTATTTTTCCAAGCGTTTATTCCTGATTTAATCGCCATACCCACTGGCGCAAGAGCAAATCCTAACGCCGCTCCAGAAGCTATACCGTTCAGGTGTTCTTCGAGTGTCATGTTCTCTCTAGCCCAGCTTGGACCTTCAAAGTTCGCCATGAACAATCCAGCATGTGCACCACCCTTAATCATTCCTGCGCCTACCTGCAACGCTGTACTATTCTTTACTGCGTTCGCAACTGCGGATTTCGCAACTGCTGCTGTGACGCTTTTCTTAACTATCGCTCTCTCTACTGTACCCGCAGCATAACCAATTAATTTCGCTTCTGCATTTACTAATCCGCCACCCAAATACGTAACAGGTTGTATTACTGTACCAAGAGCCATTAATCCAAAGTTCTCAATACCTGAGCGTTTTGACATATCTTCTTCCATCGCTTTGTCAACTGAGAAATCTCTAGCTAATGCAACCGCTGAATGATCTCCCTTTTCCGCTTGTACTTCATGTACCTTTTGTTGTTGTTCTGGAGTTAAGTCCTTTGTCATTCTTTTCAAATCAAGGCCTGGTATACTGCTTTTGTCTCTTTCCGCTGCCACCTTCCTTTCATGCAATGATAACATTGCTACAGGATTTAACGCGTACGTATTTGATTCCAAACCAGTTGGCATTAATGTATCATCACCTGATAACATTCTTCCCCAACCTTCCAAAGACATACTTTGATTGTCTTCTTTTCTAAATCTTGCGTGGCTTGCTCCGAGGTTCTTCAGGCTCTCAATGTGAGCTGCTTCGCTCTGCATCGTCTGGCCACCTTTCTCTTTCATGCGTATATACTTCTGAATTAGTTCCCCTCGTTCATCAGTCATTACGTACCCAACTTGGTTCGCCCATTCATCTTTTGATATTAATCCATTTGTATGGTTGTCATCAGCTTCTTTCAATCCTTTAACTAGATTCTCCGCTCGTGCTATATCAGCAGGTGATAATGTAATATCATCAAGTCTGTCAGGAGTCCAGTTCAATCTTGTTAGTGGATCTTTAGCTGTTTCAATACTGTCAACGTTCTTGTTATCAATGCTTGAATCCAACAATGAATACGCTTCTTTCTGTCCACGCACCTCTGTTGAATCTTTTGATTTATACGCCTGATCATACACTGCTTGACCTAATGTCATTTCTAATAAACCAATGTTAACATTCCCGTGAGGTGTTTTCATCTGAGCTTCTGAAACGATTCGATCTTTAGTGAAGTCCTTCTCTCTTGGAGTTGTACTTACTTCTTGACCTTTAAGTCTTTGTGCCCAATCAGCAGCGTTATCTCCCGCTTCTGTTCCTATTTCAGGACCTGACGCGTCTAATCGAACCGTGTTCGTATCTGTTTTAAAGGTATCAATATCATGTACGTCTTCAATCTTTTTAAATTCTTCTGACACTAACCCTCCTTAATTTGTGAATGATAATCCTGACCAGTCTTGACCAAAATCGTTTCCTGGTTTGTTTTTCATCATGATTCTCTTCTGATGTAAATCAGCAGCGTAAACCGCTAGTTCTTCTTTGGATACTACGTAAATTGTATTATTCGCATGGATCATTAATTGATTCGTTACGTTATCATACTGAACGTCATTTATCGACATATCTTTAAATGAGCGAAGTTTGTTTTTTTCTGTCACACCTTCATTAACAACACTGTCCATAAAGTCTTGTGAATTATTCAACACGTCTTCTACTGAGTACGTTGTTCCGTCATTTATTCCCGTTGGTTTAACCCAATTCAGATCTTGTGTACCCCATACTACATGACCGTTCAAGACTGTATTACCTTTCACCATAGCTTGTTTAGCCCACTCGACTCCAGCTTGTTGGTTTCCTTTTATTTGCATACCTGTTTTACATAATCTATTAAATCGTGATACGTCTGTGCTAGATTCTTGTAAAACATTCCAGAATCTTTTGTCTTGTTCAGTACCGTCTTTTGTAGGATTATTTTTAAGTAACCATTCTGCCGCGTCTCTATCAGACAGTGCCTTCTCACCTGTATCAAACTTCGATACTGATAAACTTCCTGGAGCATCTTTGTGGTTTTTAACCCACTCTCCCCATTCGTCACCAATTTGTTTCGGTGTTTTACCTTCATTTATTCCATTCGCGTAGATACTCAATTTAACTTGGTCTTCTTCACTTAGACTTCTATCAATTACCGCTGTATCCTTTATGTTTATTAGTGGTGCCCACGCTGCTTTAGCTTCTGGCATAAAATCCATTGTTTTCGGATCTACCTGACCTTGGATGTTTAACATCATTGCTTGCGCTAGTCCACCAATTATTTCGTTCTTTTTCGTGCTATTCATTACCCGTTTTAAGTATTTTTCTTGTTCCACTGGGTTTTCCATTAGATACCTTAAAGCATCCTGTGCTTGAGGTTCAGCTCCTGATTTCCCAAATGCTGTTAGTTTCACGTTATTCGCTGCTGCTAATTCAATAACTTCTTGAACATCAGCTAATCGTTCTACCTTCTCTTTCTTTTCTCGAGGTAATACTTCAATACTTAAGTTTCCAGGACTATAACCAGCTCTGTTTGCTTGTTTTGCATTCTGTAAATCTACGGCATTTTGTAATTCATCTTGTTCAACTTTATCTGTTTTCTTTTTTGTTTCTGCAGCGTCAATCGCACCATCTAATGATAACTCTGCTTTCATTAGTATTCTTTTTTCTTCAGCTGTGGCATTCGGATTCTCTCTCTCGATTTGAAGTATAATAGCCTTCGCTTTACTTGGATCGTCATGGATTTTTGCATCTACCTTTGCTGCTAATTCAATACCTTCAATATCATCTTGAAAGTCTTTCTTTCTTTGATTCTGTTCATGCTCAACTGCTGTATATATTTCAGCCACTTGCTTTGGATCCATTTTAGCTAGTACTTCTGGAGGAGGTAACTCTGGTGGTTTTCCACCATTCATTGCGTGTGCAATCAATCCAATAATATCACCATGTGTTCCATCATCTTTCATCATAATGTCACGCATTTCAAGTAAATTCTCTTGTATGGTCTGTGCTGACATTGTGGCTTTGTTACCATTCACACCGTCATATTTACCACTCCCTGAGCTGCCTTTAAACCCCGCCCATAAGCTTGCCATGCCGTCATTTGCTTTTTCAACGGAGCCTTTTCCTTGCAGGAATGCTCTTACATCGTCGTTTTTCCAAACAAGGTTTGCTATTAATCTTTTTTGATTATCCACAGTCATTGGTGCATCTAAATCAACTCCAGAACCCTCAACTGCCGAAGGCATTGTTGTAGCAATTATTTGTCCACCACCAGCCGCGTTCAACACACCTGCTTGTTGTAATTTAATAACTTGTCTAAGGGATAATTGTGTAATATCACCGTCATACTTTGTATAAGATCCTTTGCCTTGTTTTGAGCTTAGTAATCCAACTCCCCAGTTCCCACCGTTCTCAGCATTAAACAAACCAAATAAACCATGCTCATCGTGTTTAAATATTCTGTTCCCAGTCATAGAGTTCTTATATGCTTGGATGTTATTGTCTATTTCAATCTTGTCGCGTTTTCTTCCTATACCATTCGCCTGTACGTCCAGTTTATTAATCAGGTATTTACTTTTTTCAGAGCCTAAGTCTCTTTGTGCAATAGCTAATCTACTTCTTTGATATATAGTTTCAACACTACTCGGATCAGACTCAACTGCGTCTTTCATATCATCCACTGCACCTTGTACTATTTTATGAGTCTCCTCTTCGTACTTCGAAGCTGCTTGCATTATCCTGACTCTGTTCTTATGTGGCATCATATCAAAACCATGTATGTGTAATCCTGCTCTGTATAATCCCGCATGACCATTCGATAGTGCTGCTTCAATTGCATTCGATTGTGCGTTGTAGAATCCTTCCTTGCTTATGTCCATACTAGGATTCCAAGTGAATTCCTTCGTTGCTTTTTCTCCGTACTCTTTCAACACGTCTGGATCACCAGCAGCAGCATCTTTCAGAATATCAAATTCATCCGATTTCTGTAAGAAATGTTGCGTCCATGTTTCTTCCGTTTGTTGCGCCGCGTAAGCAATATGATTCTTCATATGCTCTCTGGCTAATGTTCTTGTGTTATCTGTGTATTTGTCCATGATGATTCTTTGTGCTTCTGGATCATCTTTGTAATTTTCAATGTACTTCCCGAGCTGATCTTGTTTTCGTTTTAAGAATTCTTCTGGGGTATCTGCAGCGTATTTTTCTGAGTTCTGTAAGTCCTCAATGTAAATCGCATCCATCGTATTCTTCAAACCTTGGACTTGTGCCGCTTTGTAGCTTACATTCTGCCCAGCTAAAGCTTCAATGAACCCAGTTCTTTTGTTTGCTTTATCAACTTCATTTACACCCAATTGAAATCCTTGTCTCGCTTGTGCTGCTAATTCAGATTCTTGATCAACTTCGTTCTGATGGCCTGCTAATATTCTTCCGAATGGTTCCGCTAAGGCACTCCCTAGTTTGTCCCAATTCTGTGAATCTTCGCCAGTTTCAATCGGATTCCCAGTTCTTAACGGTGAAACTTTTAAGTCTGCAAACGATCTCGTCGCTGTCTCTTTATTTAAAATCCCAGCGTTCGCATCGTCTGTCGCATTTCTAATTGGCTCTCCATACTCAGTTGTCATTCCCCGCCTCCCTTCAATGTATCCGTTGCTGTACTATTTAAGTAGAATGGTTCACCTGCTGGTGTACTTTCTTCACTTGGTCCTTTCCAAGCATCCCATGAGTTCACTACTCTATTCATAAATTCTTTGCTTCCAATAATTGGAGCCATCTTAGCCGCTGTATCTAGCCAGATGTTTTTCATGCGTTTCTTTCTTACTTGAGGGATTCCTAACTGATTGTAACTTAATTGATAGGCTCTATCTTTATACTCCATTTTCTGAGCATGATATTCATCATTACTCGCGCCGATGGCAAGCCCCATATTGACTTTTGTTTGTTGGATTGATGAGTTCACTGACCCACCTTGTACACCACCTACTGCTGCACTTATTTTAGCGCTCGCTTCAGCGTCATCTTGGTTCATTCTAATTCTGTTCTGACTTAACATCTTTCTACGTCCCAACTCAGTTAATCCGAGTTCATTCGCATTCACTTGACTCATTACTGATTTATGCGCAGCTAGTTTTTCACTCCACGCATCATACGTTTCATTCCAAGTTTGTCTGGTACTTGTCTTATCGAATAACGATGTTAAACCACTTAATGTTGTACCTACAAGGCTTTGGTAGAAGCCTCCGTAATTGTTTTCTTCTGACACTTCTCCTCCTATCGTAAGTCTTTTGCAACTTGGTGGTATTGACCTTCCCAAGATAATTCATTCACCGTTAACTGTAAGTGGCTGTTTGTCCAGAATACCATATTCGCATTATGCATGTCATCTTTGAAATAGTACGCCCAGTTCCCAGTGTAATTCGGTGTATGTCTGTAATCCATACTGTTTAATGATGTACTTCTATGAGTTTGAATCCTTTCCGTGATACCTAATCCTGATTTCGTCATTTTCGCTTCATACGAATTCGATACTGTTAAATACACATTCGTGATTCTGACCTTACCTCTAATTAAGCTTTCATTCGTATCACCAATATCTTTTCTGTAAATAATTGATGGTTCATATGAACTTGTGTAACTTACGCCTAGATAAACCTTAAGAGTTCCACTCGTCCCGATAATACTTGCCATTTCCAGTGTACTTATTTCAATTATAATTTCCGTGCTCGTTGTTGATACTGACACAATATTCAATTTCTCGAATTCTTTGATACAGTTTTCACCTGATATACACGTCCATAAAGGAACATCCAATACTTTGTAATTATCTATTGGAAATGCTAGTGTTGTACTTGACTTTTTATACCCAACTACCATGTCATCTAAATGGACACGTTCTTTACCTGCTAGTTGGTTTTTAAATAAACTCAGTTTTTTGACCACAACTGGAGTGTCACCTAAATCTAGACCTATAGCATCTTGCGGAATATATAATGGATACGTAAATGGTGCTGTTTCAACTATATAGTTTCCTTGTCCACCCGCTAGAGCTGTACCATCAAGATACATAAATTCGTCTATCATTGGACGATTTTCGAATGTAGGTAAGTCATTCCCTGTGTGACCAATGTCAAATATTGCTTCTCTTGGTGTTTGAAATGCCCACCAGTCTAAGTGTACGTTCGGTCTGGTATACTTTAATACCCCATCAAAATAAACATATACTGTATTTCCCAATCTTTCTATGCTAATTCGGCATGGTACGTTTGGTACTACCGTTGCTGAGAATTCTGGTTCATAATTGAATAGTATCCATGAAGTGTTACTGTGGTTGACCAGTTCAATGCCCCCTAAACTTACCACCCCTGTATACATATCTATGTTTTGTGTTGTTGGGGTGTATATAAACCTTACTGTCCAATCATTCCCCATCATTAAGTGGTCCGTAGGGTTTGCCTGTAGGTATACCGCAGTTGCGTGATGTCCCGATCCTTGATCAGCGATAAATTGACCACTTCCAAAGACTCCTGGTGTTGATATTTGACTTTCATACCCAGTTTGTGTTATGTTATACATTCCTCCTGGTACTGCGTTCGCAGGTGGGAAAGTATCGAAGTGTAAAATTAAGTTCGGATAATATACTAAATCCGGTGGTTGTTCAATAACAGCGCCATGGCTATTACTTACTACCACATGTAAGTCATACTGACTCATGTACATATTAATTATGTTATTACTTGGAGAGAGTATCCATTTAGACCAGCTATTCCAAGCTGCTCCTTTCCAGTTAAACCTGTCCGCAACGTAAAATACATTCCCAGTATCTCCATCTGTTTTACACGCTAAGAAATGTAGGTTCGGATTCGCTGCCATTAGTGTACATTCTCCTTTAAGATATCCCATTACGCCAGATGTTAATTCACCCGATACGTCTTGTCCAGTGTATGGTTGTGCCGTGTATTCGAACACTCCCGTGCTGTCACCATAATTAATGGCAAAATACACGAAGTTCCCCGCACTTACTGGTTTAATTTTCCATTGCGTGTCGTATTTTGTTGTTAACGCCATACTGACTGTCTCAGGAGTAATCGGTTGATTTCCTGGTATTTTAAATTGCGCATTCCGAGATGTTATTAACATGTCTTTATTGTGCGTTGTAATATGTCTTATTTCATCTATGCCAGTCGCTGACGAGCTTATGTCTACTGGATCTGTAACCATCAGTTTAATTGCTGAGGCTTTAAAGAAGTTCCATATATCGTCTGTTTCTGACATTACTACATTATTTCCAGATAAGAATACTAATCGTTTTTGAAAGTATCCAATACTAGTTACTTGATGCCCTACAAAGGAAGGATTCGGACATGTTAATTCGTCACCTTTAATCCTTTCTCTCCAAGCTACATCTTCAATCCATGAGTACTTAATTAATGGTTCGATCAATACCGAATGAGGCATCGTTTCTCTATTTAATCTGTTCTTTAACCAAGGGTCTACTGTTTCCTGCCAGATAACTTCTGTCATTGTACCATCAGCTACTGGATTCACCTGTGCCGCTTTCATGAAATACACTCCATTACCTTTTCCCTTTGTAGCTTTTTGTGGGTCTGGATTTATTTCTACAATGCTTCCCGCTATTGCGTACTTTGGCATGTTTTCAATGTTATTCGTTACTGGATGTATAATTATAATCCCTTTTTCACCTTGACCACTTGTAATTAATACTTGCACTGTATCTCTGGTTGTTGCACCTAATGCATACACGTCTATGTTCGTACCTAATTGAACCGCTTTAAATGTCCCCCCAGATAATACTTCAAAGGCGACTGGACCTTGTGCATACATTGTTTGTGCCGCTTGGAATGCGTTCTGTATTGTAATCAGTTGCTCCATGGTGATTTCACCACGTCCTTGACTAATTACCATGTTGCCCCAAACTATTATATTCGTAACAAGTGTTAATAAATCTGTGTTTATAATGCTATTAAAGTCCGCCCATAACGCATTATACTCCGCTGTTGGTGCTGCTGCATCATACGCCGCTTGTGCTATTACTGTTGCCGCTATTGCTGCATCCAGTTCAACTAATGCTGCATCTCTAATTGCAATCAGTGTACTGTTTCCAGGATTTAAAGCAAGGTCTGCTACTGCTTTATCGTACGCGCCTTGTTTAATAGCTTGAGTTGCTTGAGCATCTTGTAATGCCGCTCTAGCGCTTGCCACGCCACCACCATACAATAATGCCATCGCATCTAACACTGCTGTAATGTCCGCTGTTATACTATCCACACTCGCTGTAAAGCCATTCGATGCTGCTATGTAATCAGGCCATCCATTATTCGTCCCAATCAGATTCATATAATTCGCAATTGATCCTATCCAAGAGAACACAATACTTACTTGTCCTAGGAAACCTCCCCAAGCTGCTCCATTCAATTGTCTTGTTATGTCTTCAGCAATTACGGCTGTTGATCTTGCTATGTCCGCTGGACCAAAGTCAATACCGTCTGGGTTCATGTAATCTGGATTTTCTACTGTGTGAGTTACTACCTTTGAATACAGGAGTTCACCTGTTCTTGATAATCTATTCACTTGAAGTGTCAACGTATCACCATAATTCATGGCGGTAGTCACGTTTATGTGGGTTGGTTGGTTGTAATATCCTTTAATGTACGGATCCATGCTTATTGTGATTTTTGGATTTAAAATAAACACTGTATCATTAATCTGTTCCATGATTAAGTCTGTTACGTTATGAACTGCTGGATTGAAATACTCCGTCGGTAAAAATCCAGTATCAGTCATATCATCACCTTTCCAGATGACTACTCTACCGTTCTGTAATACTAAGATGTGGTATTCAATTTCCGTTCTCATGTAATAGAAGTGTTTTACCGCTAAGTCTGTTCTATACAGAACTCTTTCAGCTTCCAGTCTTGGTCTTCTTGATAATCCATGGTAATGGTTACTTCTAAAGTTCACTTGTTCTTGCGCTGTACCCGTAGGTCTAGTTATTTGAGCCAATGTACTTACGCCTAAGATAGGGGCTCCAATAACGTCTTGAATTCTTGCCATTAGTTTCTTGGTCTCCACCATGGTTTCACTCTGTGCATGACTCTGCCTGGTCTTGGCGAATCCATCTTATTGATTCTTAGCTGTCTAATGTTCATGCTTGATGCTGCTACGCTTGCTGCTATTAAAATCTTTTCGAGAGTTCTAATAATACTCTCATCGTTTATTTCAGCTCTTACGAATTCGATCGCGGCTTTTATTTTAATTAGGTGTTGTATTGTTTCTGGAATTTCTATCCAAGGCAAGTCAAAGCTTACGTATTCACATAAAACATCCGCAAAAGCCTTATTCTCATGGTTCAAGTTGTCTCTAAAACCAGTTGATCTGTAAATCATGTTCTTATCATACGGTATAACTGATAAAGGCACGTACCCCTCTATTAAGCCATTCACATCTAGGTAACATGTTTTTTCTCTGTTAAACCACCAAACATTTCCCAGTGTTTGTTGTCTGGTTGTATCTAGCCATTCCTTTGCTGATTCCGCCTGTGGGTGTAAACTGTTTATGCTATCTACTGAATCCGCACCAACTGTTTTCAGAAGGTAATTCAGTGCTTCTAGTTCTTGCAAAATTCCTCCTACCTTATTGTGAAATGAAGGGCATTTCTGCCCCTCATATTACCTTTTACTTACGACTGTGCGTCGATAGCTGCAATCAATGTCGCTTTCGTGTAATCACGGTTACGGAATACACCACCAGCGCAATGGATTTTATCAGGACCCAAGCCAAACGCTCTAATATCGTCAAGATACCAGGTTTTGTCCATTTCATTCCAGTACAGACTTGATCTGTGTGAAATTAAGTCCAGACCTTGTACCGCAGCACGATCGAACCATACCATACAGCATAACGCATCATCCAGTGTAGTGTCATACAAATTACCGTTCACAGCATTACTTAACAAATGCGTTTCACCGATGTCTTCAGGTTTAGGTAAACGATTTGTGACTTCAACAGTCAGGCCATTCACTCTCAACACACGACCTTTATCAGTAGTCGTTGCATTCTGTTCGAACGTAGTTGCCGCGAAGCGATCGTTCGTCATTAACGCGTAATACTGAATTGGACTCATCAACAAGATACCAGTTTCTGGTTTCAAGTTCTGCAATCGCAAACGTTTACACAACAACAGAATTGCTGCTTCAATCTTTTGCCAATCAACTTCATCACCAACGGCATCGAACTCAACCACAGTACCACCTTTAAAACCAGTCGGGCAGTTACGTTCATGTTTAGTCCAACCTGCTCTCCAGGTACCAGTGGCTCTATCCCACCAGCCGCCATTGTAGTTATACGTACCGATTGGTTTACCAGTATCGTCCACGTCAGGCATTTTGGCTGTAAATTGAGCCGCTTTGATTGCCATTAACGGAATCAATGGTTCAGCGAACTCGGTTAATTCAACCGCATGTTCTTCTGAAATTTCAGCTTTATGATCGTAGTCCATTAAGAACGTATCAATCATTGCAATCGGAGTACGTGAGATTACACCAGTATCAACTGTGAATTTCACTTCTTCGAAGATTGGTGTGTTAGTTCCAGGAATTTCGGAACGACCCATTTTCTGGATTTTTGCACCAGACATTTGCTTTTTGACTAGCGTACCCGAGGCTACTTGACGCCATTGTACACGTTGTTGGAAGTTCGATAACTCGACAATCCGTCGTTGCATACCACTGTCATATTCCTCTACGAAGTTCGGATTGACAAGTCCTGAATCGAGACCCCCTTTCCAACCTGCACGTAATACACCATCATTTAAGGTTTGACCCACTAAACTCATACTTTACTCTCCTTTTCTATTGTTTAAATTATACCGACTAATTCCCTTCTTGGGCGCGGCTTCTGGTACGGCGGGCTTCCAACGCTTTGAAGCGTTTATCAGAGCGAGGCACACGTTCTTTTTCCAGTTTTTGTACTTCGTCTAGGTATTTCCATCGATCAATGTAATCATCGGTGAATTTAGGTGCTGCGCCGTCACCATTAACTAAGTCCAGAGGGTACGTTTGTGGATTTTCTTTCATGTATAAGTCGGCAAGCTCTTTTAAAGCTGCTTTTTGAGCACGACCACCTTGTACTGACATGCGTTGTAGTTCTTGGAAGTCTTCTGGAGACATATTCGCTTTACCCCACGCCCGCATATCTTCGAATGCAGCTTTTACGTCTTTAACGGATGTACCTCTAAAGATTTCTTTTAAATACTCTTCCTGCGCGCCACGGCGTTTTTCGTCTTCTTTCTTTGCCTGCTCACGTTTAATTTTTTGACCTTCCAGATACAGTGTTGTAATTGCAGGTCCGTGCGTGTTCATTAACAACGCCACTTGACCATCAGTCAATTGACCTTCATTTGCTGAAACTGCCAGAATATTAATACCTGCTAGTGTTAGCAGTTCTTCTTCTGTTTTTGGTTTTTCTACTGGGATTGGATCCGCCATCTCTTTTTCTCCTATTGTTTCGGTTCTGTGTTTTGAGCTGCTGCTTTATTCTGTTCAAGAGCTGCCTGATGTTCTTGTTCTTGAGACATTGCTTGTTGCTGGTCTCGTGTATACTCTTCTAACGTTTTCAATACTGTAGTATAGTCTAAACCATACCCAGCTGCCAACACCTTAATTAATTCATCATATTTTATCCATGCTGCTGCTTGTGGTGGAATAGCTGCTGCATTTGCTAAGTCTGTTAATAATCTTTTCCAGTTCTCCAAATCAGAGAATCTTGATAAAGCTTCTAAACCAGTTAATATAGTAATATGAATCCGTTTATAACTTGGATTTAACGCGTTCAGTAATCGTTTAGCTAAAGGATATTGTAACAAGAAGCTCAAGTTCGTATAAACACCACCTAAGGTGCTTTCTAATTCAGCTGCTTGCATTCTAATCTCTTCTGCTGTTACTCTCTCCGCGTCTCTTGTTACTGCTGAAGTTAACAAGAAGCTAGCCCCAAGTTTTCTTTCCAGTCTCTCTTGCTGAGCTACTAAACTGTCAATTTGTAGTTTAACATCTGCTGAGAAACATGTAATATCATCTGGTTCACCAGGTACGTAATCGCCACTTTCCGCACTTTCTAAGTCCGTAATACTTGTGCTACAAGATGGTTTAACTAAAAATATTATGTTCGCTAAGACAGTTACTAGTTCAGCTATACTTTCCGCCACGTTACTCAATTGGCTAAAATCACCAGCTAGTGCTTCAACGTGTCCACGTCCATAATTGTCTCTGCCAAAGCGTTGCCAGAAAACACTGATGTATGGTAAGTCGTCTTTGTTATACACGCCGTCTTTTTCAGTTAATTTCCCGATCTCTTCCATACTCTGATATACTTTGTATCTGTCTGTATTTCCGATTCTCTCCACGTGAGTGTAAATGACTAGTGGGACTGTGTCGTCTTCTTTACATTCATGTCCTTTATCTTTCAATTTCTTTTTTATTGCATCTGGAAAGTTTCGTGGTAATTTCTTTTCTTTAATAATCAGTATGTTTAAGCTTCCATCGTAACTCAATTCACGAACGTATTCGTTTATGTTATACACTATCAACCCATTATCAGTGAATTTTAACACGCAATCGCCTACAGCAATTAACAATTGAAGAACTTCAATCATTTTACCACGCATGTTACCACTATTAAATCTTTCCATTACTTCAGTTTCAATTTTACTTAATACTGTGTCAATGTCTGCTTTGTTCATTGTACCTAGGGCTTTCATCTCCTCTGGTGGTACTTTTAACTTCAAAAACGGTTTACTTGGATGAAATAATACTAATCCAATCTTATTCGCTAAGTTTATTAAACCTCTTGCGCCTGTACTTTGAAAGTCGTGTTGAATCTCTCTTTCCACGTAATTAACATCTTTTCTAGGCATAATACCAGGAATAGTCCAGGCTGTGTATTGCATCGCTCTAATCGCGAACATGTCTCTCTCACCTGATAATTCAAAGTATCTGTTTACAAAATGTGGCGTCTGACTGTTTAAGTCATTCTTTTCTACATTCATCATTTTCCATACCACCTATCTGTTGCGAATAACCACAAAATAATAGCTAAGACTGCTAGTCCGTCCCAAATCCATTCCATCATAACGTCAATCCCTTCGTATCTTTCACTGTGCCATCTCCCGTGTTTTTGTCAACTTGTAAATTCACTTGTCCTTGAGAACCTTGTCCTAAACCTTCTGTGATTGAGAACTGTTCTGCTTTCCTGGCTTGTAATTCCTGTTTGTTCTGTGCGATTTGAGCAGCTCTAGCTGCTTCCTCTTGCGCGTGTTTCTGTTTCTTCTGTTGCATCATATTTGTGCCCACTGATACAGCTGCACCAATTAACGCTCCGCCGATTGCTATAAAACTCATACGCCAACCTCTATTCCTAAGATATATTCTTCTTCTTCGCCTGGTTGTACTTCTAAAGGAACGTTATGCAGAGTCATCCAGATAGTTTCTGATTGTGTAATACCAATCCGTACTTCTCCTTCTTGATCCCAGCCCATGTTGAATCCAGATAATTTCAGCCCTTTTTCGTCGTTCGATTTCCGAGTAATCATTTCACCAGATAACATCATGTACGCATTCTTTTCACGGCGAGGTTTTCCAATAATTAGAAACCCGGCTGGTATTTTAATTCTGCGAGTATAAGTTTTATTCACACGTGTTTCTGTTAAGAACACTGTTTCCGTCTGTTCTTCAAGAGCTTCTTCCATACACTCTATCATAAGTTTAAAGTCTTCTTTTGTTCCGTTTAATAACACATCTTCAAGATAATGTCCCATATTCTCCCCTATTCAAAGAAGTTCTCTTCGTTTATATCATCTAGGTTCAATACCCCTAGAGCCTCTTCATCCATGTTCTTATACATATCCACAAATGTATCTCTAATTGTTTTCTGCAATTTACTTACGTAGTTACAGTGACATGCGAAGTCATCATGTATTCCTCTGATGTCTTTTGGACCCGCATTTATGATCCTAACGGCATGGCTTGCGTCCATACTGTGGATGTAATTCGCTGGATAAGACTGTTTCTGTTTCCTGTTATTAACTTCTTCAGTGTCTGAACGAAGCTTCATACGTCTAGCTTTCTTAATCGTTAAATGAATAACAATCTTTTTCTGCTTAACGTACGGCTGATAAACTTTAAATCCTGTTGGTGTTACCCAAGTCATGAAGCTCTCCGTCCTGTTCTTAAGTATCTCCATACCTTTGATTACAGCAACAAGTTCTTCCTCGAATACACCCCATATAATATCACTTAAGTACAGACATTCTGAACCTCTATATCCAAGTCCTTTCTCAAGCATTCCCATACTGAGTTTCCTGGATAAACTGTTCTTAGTTATACCAAACGATAATAACATTACTGGTTTTTTCATGAAGTCTCTATCAATCCCTTGTTTTAACCAGAATCTCGCAATCTCTGAACTGTCTTCCGCTAATTTCTTTTTAACTATTTCAGCAACCTTTGAGTAAATATCACTCTTCGTTTTTCCTATCATACCTAGGTTTCTTGCGGTAATCTCATCTCTGAACATCGCCGCGTAATGTTGAAGTCCATTACAGACTCCATCAATACCTACTGGTAAGTTACTTGTTTCTAAATCTTCTAAACATGCTCTGAGGAAGCAGAACGGCTTCTTCGCTAATGTCCATCTGTAATCGGCTGGATTCTCCTTAATACTTTGAATCATGCTCAGGTTTCCAACATACCATCGTATTAATTCTTTTCTAGTACCTTTCACTCCAAAGCATTTCGCTGTATGAACTCGTATCCAGTCCGCACCTTCCTTCGTAACTTTTACGGATGTCGCAAAATCTAGTAGACTCTTCTCAACATCTGTACCTTGTGTACTAAGATATATACTATTACAGTACATTCTTCCCACGAAGTCACAGTTATATACGAAATGAATTCCATCCCAGTCCAATAGATCAGTTACCGTGCGAAGTGTTCTTCCAAGGCTTTTCATTCTAAAGTTAGCTTTAATTCGTTTTGTGTATACCTTTGATCTCTCAAGCTTCCAAGCTCTATACTCTTTCTCTTCTGTTTCTTCCATTTTATTCGGATCTTGGTTAAAGTGTTTCGGATATTCTTTTAATACTCCCAGATTATACTTTTCAAGTTGTTCAATACCTTTACTGTTCACAGCATCTTTTATTCTTTTCAGCATTTCAGTGTTTATCTTCCACTTAACTCTACCTTGTTTATCTAAGGCATCCCTAACTTCTTGACTTACACCACCATGCTTTTTGTGTCCTGGACCTCTCCACTTCACAATGTTCACTTTTAATTTCTCTGTGTACCAACCGCCCCTGTTTCCTGTCCAAGGTTCAGGCGCTATTTTTAATGGTCCTCTGGATATGTTGAATAAACTTGCTTCATTCAGAAACTCTTCCTTCCATACTTTATATTCTTCCGTAAACTTTAATACTGATCTTATCCTCACACCTTCGTTCACATCTTCCAATACAATAACATCATCGTACTCTTCCAATATTTCCGATAATACCAACGTGCCTATATGCGCTGTGGTTTTTTTACTCCATTGTTCCCATTCCATGTTCTCCATTTTAGCTGTCAGCACTCTCTTTGCGTGATCATACTTCTTGCTACCACGTTTCCGTAAGTCATCTTTTACTAAGTCGAATACCTTTTTGTTCTCAAGTTCAAACAACATGAATCTGTAATTGTCTTCAATCTCTTGACCAATCCGTAAAACAACCTCTTGTATAGTAGGAAATTGTGCTGTCATGCTCTCAAATACTATACTTAACCCTATGTAAGCAATTGTATTCCAGTCTTTATCTGGTACACAATCATACAGAATCTTGTTATACCTTCCTACTGTACCCGCCCAATTCTTGCTTATCATTTCCAAGTTCTTCCCCACGTCCACCATCCTTTCACGGATTAACGCGTTCACTGGAAGAACTTGTGACGTATCAAGTCTTATCCATTCAGCTCTATGTTTCGCCAAACAGCTTCTTTCATATTCGATTTGCTTTCTTTCACCATCATTCATCCACGTCCAACATCAAGTTCCCTTGTAATTCCCGCAGGTTTTCTTCAGCTTCTTCCCGTGTGTCACCTGATTCCTGGTTTCCCCAACGGTCTGTACTCCACCAGCGCCGCGTTACGTCACAGTATATAGTTTTCATTTCCTTCCACCCCCAGATATAACATAGACAAATATCATTACAGGCCACAGAGCCACACATACGAGACCCATTTTTACAAGCTCTTCGTACTTTGTTGTGTTCGTTTCGTTTTTGTTTAGTATGTAAGCCAGCAACGTACCTATAGTGATGTACAATAATATCCAACTAATCATCATTATCATCCATTGTTGCAACTTCAATTAATACCAACATTGCACAAGTCATCGGCCAGATTACTGCACCTATTAAACACGCAATTCTTGGCTTTCTTTTTCGTCTGTTCTTTCTTTTCGACATTGCCAATCGCATAAATTCGAAATAGGTTACAATTGCAAATGCGAGGTATACGTATAGTGTCATTTCTTTCTCCCAGGTCTTGTTAATAGTTTGACGGTTTTCTTTTCGTCTGGTGATAACCACGATGGGTGTATTAATTCCCTCGGGTTCGTTTTGTATTTTTGTAGATATATTCCAAGTGATATCATAAAGTCCGTTGGTGATACATTCGCGAAGCTCCATCGAGCTTGTATTCGCATTTTACCTTCTCCAGCATTACAACTTCTATGTATCAACCCTCGGATTAATCCAGTTTCGTGACAGTGATCAAGTACAGCTCCATCAGTCTTTGTGAACGGGTACGCACATATATCACATCTTCCACCCTGTCTTTCAAAAAGTCTTTTTCTGACTTCTGCTAGTTGAGCGTGGGATAGCCTTGCAGCCATGTTATGTAATTAATTTTTCCAGGAATACAATTAATGCTTTCAGGACACCAATAGACGCCTTAATACTTTGTACTTCCATGGCTGAGATTTTCCTGCCTGCTTCTATTTTCTTTTCTTTCATAATTTACATCCCCATAATCTAGGTTCTCTTGGTTTACCCGAAGGTGTTATTTGCATACAAGATATGTCAACCAGTTTACCTCTGAGGTTCTCCGTTGTCCATCTCTCATTCTGTTCATTCGATATCCCCGCCACAGTACCTTCAATGCCTGATGGGAATCTAATTAACAATGCGCCATTTCCTAATCCAGGAACACGTTTAATAATCTCACAATTCTTTATTTTCGTTTCAGCTTTCATTTTCAGTAAGTCTGGGTTTCTTTCTCCCCAGGAGTACCTTGAAGCCATGTTTATACCAACAATACCTTCTCCACCAAGTGCTACTATTTCACGATAGAACTTCTTTGCTTCTTCAATATCATCTGTAATTACAGGTCTATCAACTGGTATCGCACACGCTGATGCCCATCCAGCGTTTCTCCGTGAGAGTTTCATTTTTGTGAATCTACCTTCAAAACTGCAGTCATCTTCATAGTCCAGTAAGTCATGTACAAAGTACGAACATTCCTGTTGAATTTTCTCTTTCTTTAGGATTGAGTTCATTTCATACACGTCTTTTGCTCTGTCATGAAAGTCCCGAATCTCGAATATAATTCTTCCATTCTGAATAAATGCTTCTTTGAACATATCTCTCCAAGTGTTATCCGCTTCACTCACTTGATCATTCAACGTAATAATTACATTCCCAGTTTTACTGAACACGCCCTTTCGCATTTTACCATCGTATATTTCTCTATATCCGTACCAACCGTCTTTTTTGACTGACCATCCGTACATCTTTCCTATATATCCCGGTTTCCTTTTCGCTTCTTCTTTATGAAAGAATTTTACTAGTTGTGGTTTTCTGTTCTCGTAATTAATCATAATCATTTGTCCAGGGTAGTAACACTTGTTTATGTTTTCTCTCGTTGTACACAAACCCTAAAGGTCGTAAGAACTTCAAAACGTCCCATACTGTCTCTTCTCTACGCATCCATAACAAGAACGCCTGCTCGAAGAATCTGTCATGTGCTTCATCACCATACGTGTGTAAGTAACATTCCCAAACTCTTTTGTAACATTCATCATCATTCTCTGCTGTTTCAAGCACACCATACGCTGTCATTGCACCACAAGATTTCGGTTTTCTGTTCTTTGGATTCTTAATTGGAAACCATTTATTCGCTGATGCTACTGCAAGTGTTGGCAATCCAGGTATATTATCTACTTGATCTCCCATTAACAATTGCGCCCAGAACCATTTAGTTCCACAGCCCCAAACTTTCTTCGTCTTTTCTGTACTTTGTATTTCCAACCATCCGAACGCATCCGTAAACCAATACTTGCCAGTTCTGTGGTTGTAGTGCCAGCCTTCGACCATTCTCAAGTCTTTATCGTCTGAACATAATACTGAGTTGTAACTTAATCCTTGCATCTGGCATAAGCCATCATCTGCTTCCTGGTTTAACCATTCTACGCCTTGGAATTCAGGTCCTGTGATTCCTGCAATGTAGTGTCTTAAAAGAGTTATCCGTTCTCTTTTCTCTTTCGTAATCGTGTCTACTCTGTTCGCTTGGTATCCTTTAACTGTAGCAATTACTTCTCTACCACCTTTGTTTCCTAGCGAAACGTGTAAGTTAATCTTTTTAACACCTGATGCTACCTTTAAAGCTTCTATATTATTGTTTATACCTATCTGACATTGTTCTACTGTCTTATCAAGGTTCGCGAATGCCCAAGCGAGTCTATCCGCATCTAGTTGCATAATCATGTCAGCGGGGTTAATTCCATCTTTTATTAGTGTCATTCTATCTCCTTCTATGACTATACACGGGTTTGCAACACACTTACAGGTCTATCACCTGGCATTCCACAGTTG